GGTAGCGAATAGCAGGCTTGCGTTTGTCTGCTCCTGATAGATACACACTTTGTTAGAAGCTGAGTTCCAGAGAACTTTCACAACCGGATTGCTTTGCATCCCGGTATCGCTTGCCGCATTCCAAGGCACAGGATTTGGGTTTGACGACCAGATCCCATCACTCACGCCTGTTGGCAGGATAGCCGTGTCGAGCACCACATACTGAGGTGCTGGCGGTACAGTTCCGCCTGGGCATGTCGGGACTGCATTGCCGCTCACATCAAGGTAGAGGCAATCAATATCAATGCCCGCATCGGCAGTAAGAAAAATATCCCGCGCCGCTCCACCGCTAACCGTGGTCGAGAGCTTTACCCACTGATAGGTTCCGCTTGCGGGTATCGCGGTAATCAATGCACTTGATGGGCTTGGGATAATGAGCATTGGCGAGGAAGATTCCCAAAGATTACCGGCAACACCCTTGACGCGCGCCCATACGCTGAAAGTACCGGCCCCAAGAGCCGGAGTGTAATAGCGTGCCTGGCCATGGGGAAAGACACCACCGACTCCGGTAGGGATGTGAATCGCTGCTGAACCGTCCGCCGTTACATCGGCAAAGCTGACAAGCGTTCCCGCGAGATCGCCGCTCTCAGCCTTAACTGCATAACCTGTGCCCTCCGCGGCAAAGTGCGCGGCGCCCGGACAGCCGGAATTGACTGCTACTACGTCGCCATTCCAGTAAGGGTAACCGTCACCGAGGGCACACTTTGGAAGTTTTTGGACTAGAGCCGCGTCAGCAATGCCGAAACCGCTAGGAGCCGAGGGCATCGCTAGGGCTAAGAACAAAATAAAAAAAAATCGTGTCACTGAATTACAATCTGGCCGTTGAGCGTGACGCCCTGCATGGTGGTTCCACCGGGAAGGATCGGCGGGATTATCACGGTGCCGGGATCGGCAATCTTATTTGTCGAGATGATGAGATCGTCGAACCAGACATATCCCGTTGAATGGGACTGGCGGGATGAACGATCCGTCATATAAGTTTCGAACCAAATCTTACCGAACTTGTAGTTCGTATTGGTGCTGAACAAATAGGCGCCTCCCGTATGAGGGAGACGACAATTTGTCACAGCCGGGCTGCACTCGATTATGAGCTGACTAGGCTGGCCCTCCCTGGCCGCCCACATCTGATACGTGCTATTAGCTGTGTTCCATTGATTGACATAGACATGAACCTGAAAAGTTAACCACTCATTGGGGACTAGAGGAAAGCACGGAGGAAAGGTCGGCCCAGGCGCATTATACGGGCAGTTTACTATGTTCTGATACTGATCCTGCGGCCCATAGAATCCAGCATTGTTGATACCGCCAGGGGCATTGCAATTAGCATATCCAGTCGGCATATCTGCGCGCGCGTGATTTGTAGTAACAACCTCAAAATCCCAACAGGTTGTTGGGCAAGTTGCGCTAGTTGGATTGCCCGGAGTACAGGAAGCAGTATCACCCGCACTTATATCGCTCAGCTTAAAGGTAGCTTTGCCAAAATCGTTACCCCAGGTAGCTACCTGATAGACAGAGGCATTGAACGCAGTCGTTATATTGATCGTTGCTTGTGTAGGACTTTGAACGGACGCGATTGTCGCCTCTCCCGTAGAACCAGCCGGGTGCCGCCCAAGATCAAAATAAATATGTCTGCCAGTCATGCCGCTAAAGGAAGTATTGCTAGATCCGTTAAGCGTTGCGGTCGCGGTTCCGACCGCGGTAGAGGATAGAGTTAAAATCTGTTGGCCGTTTAAAAAGCCCCAGAAATTGCCGAACGTGCCGCCGTTAGCCGGAGCAATCATCTCCGGCGAGAACCGTTGCCGCCACTGAATATAAAATTCCTGTCCAGGGCCTACCTGAAAGCCGCTGGCCGGATTACTGAAGTTAGTAAACCATGTCCCAGAGGGATCGGCTCCTGTGCCGGAAGCGACTTCCATTCTAAGCGAGCTTGCCCCGGAAGCGGCAACAGTATTGTCTTGACCGATATGGCTGTAATCGGTTGTATTATTGCGCGGCTTGACTCCCATGTTATAGCTATAAGCCCCATTGAATCCGCCAGTGCCGGTAAAAAAAGAGCCATCGCCCGTTTCAAACCCCACGCACCGCACCACTCCCGGCGCCGCGCACCGCGAAGCAAAGTCAGTCCCGCCCGCAAGCGTGACAGCCGTGTCCGTGTTTGAATATCCACTCAGGTTATTCGCCGCATCGTTCGCTCTCACCCTGAAACTGTAGGATGTCGCCGCCGTTAAGCCAGTGCTGCTGTAGGTCGTTACCGCTCCCGCTGTCGTCCCTACCTCGACAAAGTTGGCGCAGCCCGCATTCTGGCACCGCTCTACATGGTAGCCTGTTACTCCCACTGCGTCACTCGAAGCTGTCCAAGTTAGGTTGATCTGATCGGCTGCGGCTGCGGTCGCCGCTAGACTTGATGGGTTTGTCGGCGCCGTGGTGTCGGGCGCAGAAGTTGTATCCTGAGCGATGGAGGAATAACCGGAGATATTCCCGGCCGAATCAGTTGCCCTGATACGGTAGCGATATAGTGTGCCTCCAGTAAGACCCGTATTCGAATAAGAAGTTGCCGATCCTGATACAACCGCAATCTGAACGAAATTGATGCAAGCGGCCCCGGAGCACCGTTCAACTAGATAGCTTTGGATGGTTCCCCTGTCGTCCGTCGAGGCTGTCCAGGATAAATCAATTTGAGTGCTGGTTGCTGTCTTGGCTGCAAAGTTCGTTGGGGCTGTCGGCGCTACGGTATCGGGAGTACCGGGCACATGCTGATAAACGTAAACCCGGCATTGGCTCGAATCATCACACTTAACGTATATGATCGCATCACGACCTCGCATGGGGGCCGCAATTAGGCTTTCCCCAATGCCTCCTGCCGTCGTGAAGAATGTGGGCGCGGTGCGCCCCGTATTTATCCATGTCCCGGCGTTGGACATGTCTGTTCCGCCAGGATCTAAATCGTAAACCTGCCGGGATGTGTTTATCACAATGAGTCTTCCGCTTGTCGGATCAGTCGTCACGGAACAACAGGCGTTAGGGTTGGCCGAATCAATAGCAAACGGAGGAGTAGCCAACTGCTTTACTGCGCCCGCCGCATTCATCTTGTATACGTTTGTACCATGACCGAATAGAAAGACGCCGGTGCTACTGTAATGAGCCCAGTTGTAGTAGCTCGTTCCCTGCTTCAAAATATACTGTGGCAAGCCACTCCCATCATCTGTATCTGTACGAAACAGATGCGTCCACGAGTTATTCCCAGGATTCCAGGCCCACCCTCCCCACTGCTCGTCAATAAAAATCAGTCGGTTCATGTCAGGAAACCACTCTAAAGTACCACAGCAATTTTTGCTGCTCGCACCGATTGGCGCGATTGTATTCCATGGGCTGGTGGTTCCACCGTTGGGATTGACATAAACTGTATAGCTATCATATTGACGGTAGTAATGAGTGCCCGCTGGCGTTATTGCGTTGTGCTCATAAGCATGAGCTGTAGCGGCCGAATTGGTTTGTGGTCCTAGAAACCATGTATTTGTCGCCTCATCATAGACAACAAATCGCGTAGAATTGGAACAACTTGAACCGTGCGGAGTACCAACAAATTGAAACCGACTTGCGACTTGATTCCAGACGGCGCGAGCAGCGTATTCTGTAATATAGTCACTTACGCCGCAGCCTCCACCTACGGGCACAAAGATTGACCCATTGTTAAACCCAGTCATGCTACTCGGCGGGATTTCACAGAACGATCCGACCGGGAGGCAGTTGGTAATTGCATCGCTCAAGGTGGTGGCAATCGACGGACTCGCCCAAAGCAGAAGGATGAGGATTATGATTTTCTTCATTGCTGAATCACTCTATGGCGCACAAAACTCGTTCCCGGCGGTGCTGCCGTTGCATCCCCACCCTCCCAGTTATCGCCCCTTGGTATTTGGTTTGTAATGGCTATTCCAGGCTTACCGCTGGCGATTGCGGCATCGCTAACAGTCAGGCCAGTTGAGACACCGTTCTTGAATATCGTTAAATCGGTGCCGATACATTCAAACTCGATTGTATCGTTAGTATTCCAGGTAAGTGCCGAACTAGTAGCCAAGTTACTATTCGTACCATTTACGACTTTAGCGATTGTTGTGACCTTGGGATTTGCTCCCGTAAATGATGCACGATAAAAGTCACGCCCCGCCCCCGTATCAGCCGAAGCCCGGCAAAGAAGTCCTATGGCTTGACTACCGGCAGCGGGCAATGTAGTGACTGTTAATTTTGCATATTGATCGTTACTATAAGTTCCATCAGCCCGGATTGAACATTCCGGCGAGTGATTGCATAAGACGAGTCCTCCAGCATTGCCCATGACGGCATTGGCGCTATTGAGTTGCGTCCAGAGCACCGAGCCGGCTGAAAGCGTGTTGTCATCAAAGTTGTCCGACTGAACGAGCGTCCTTCCCGCCCAGGCCGGAGAGGCGATAAGAAGAGAGAGAATTAAGAGAAGCCGTTTTATCATGGGAGTGTGCGAACGATATAAACCTTTAGGTACTTGCTCGTGGCATCGGCCACGATTGGGCTGTCTATCGTTTCGTTGGCCGCTTGCGTCGGTGTGCCATTGAGAGTTCCCGCCACCCCGCCCGCTGTAGAACCGCAGGTAATCGCGGCGCTTAGAATTGTGTTAACAGCCCCGCCGGTGATCTGTGGCCTGGCCGTTGTCGCTCCAGTCGGTGTGTAGCAATGGACGGACGTGATCGTGAGGGTTGCGCCGTAAACATTCTTGCAATCCGAGAGCCCGCCGTTATCGCTTGCCAAGACGGGAGAGGCTGAACCATTGTCGCCAATCGTAAGTTCGCATGGACGGATCTTATTTGCCGCAGCCTGGGCCACCCAGGAAAGCTGCTGCGGGCTTCCCCCATCTGTCGTTAGCACATCTCCCGCATTGCCGGTGTTTTGTGGCAAGTTTATCCGGTTGGGCGTTCCAGCTGCATCTGCCACGCCGATATCAGCCTGCCCGCTCGTTACACCCTTCATGGTAATGACACTGGAAACTCCCGATCCGAACGTGCCGGTGCCCGCGCAAGTAATATTTGCTGAACTATCCATCTGACACCGGCCACCGCCGAACACGCCGCCGCCCGCATTAAATTGAATGTCGTCGGCTGATCCCTGCGGGCTTCCGCCACCGCCGCCACCTGTTAGATGCCACTCTCCTGCTGTATCGCAATCGCCGGCAGTCGGCACACATACCCATTGACGATAGTCATCTTGATCTACGCAAATCTGGCCGTCTTTGCCCACTACATTGTTCGGGCAATCGGTGGCATGGGTCAGCATTTTGGAGTAGAAAGTCACTTTGTCCGGGACACCGCTGCCGGGTACAGTTTGAGTTACAACTGTGGCGCTGCCCTCAAGTTTCTGTGTTGCCGAACCGCAAGCCACAATAGGCGTTCCTGAATCCGCTGTCGTTATCGTCCAACCGGAAGTTTGGGCCTGCAAAGGAACAAAGTTCGTCCCGGTTCCTTGCCCCACATAATCGAGGCCAGTCCCAGCAGTACAGTCATATGTTCGCGTGTCTTTGTAACGATCTCCGGCAAACCTGACTGTTCCCGCTGTCGGATTGGCCGCGCCCGTCAGAACGATAGGGGCGCAGTTGCTCACGCCGCTTGCATTGATGTCATAGGTCCATTGCCCCCCCGCTTGAGCACAACCGGCCGGGTCGGCTGCTAGAGCCGTTGCCGTGGCGATGGAACCCGCTGTACTGAGTAATGTTACTGGAGCGCCGTTTAGTCCAACCACTACAGTATGAGTGGTAGTGTTTATCCCTATCCTGCCCTCAGCCGTGGGCGCATAACCGGCCTGATTGAATAACCTCAACTCATTGGCGCTCATGTCCTGCAACCCGCCACCACTGTAGGTGTTGGCCTGGTTGCGCTTAACCATGTCGGCTCCGGGGGAGATGACAGGATTTCCCGCCACACCGTCGCCATCGGCAACGGAAATACCACCGCTTCCCGTTATTGTCCTAGCTGCGCCCGTTCCCGCGCCCGTCCGTGCCCATATTCCGTTGGTTGCATTGTTCGCCAAGGCGGCAAGATCGGAATCTGCCGCCTCATAATCAACGCCCGCGGTAGCAGCGGAAATGACTTTGCCGTTGCTTTTGACGATGCCATTGATTGCAGCAACTACAGGATCGACCTCGCCCACGGTTAGAGGACAATTCGCACCGCTCTCTAAGCACACACTCTGCCCCGCGACCACCACATCGCCCGTTACAGTGAGGATGTTTGCGGCGGCGTTGTAAGTCATGCCCGCATCGCCCGCTAGGACTCCGGCATTATTGAACTGTACCCCGGTGTCTGGAGCTCCCGGTGTACCCGAGCCGCCGGTAGGTGCTACCCATTGCGTGCCGTCCCAGACATAGATACTTCCGGCTGCTCGCCCACCGGTCGTAGTCGTCTGTAAACAAACAGTAGCGTTGGCAACCGGGGTTAAGGTGTCGCAGGAGACGCGGACAAAGTATCCAGTGTCCTGGGCATACGCCGCGTTAGAGGCAAGTAACAACAAAAAAATCCAGAATAGTTTTTTCACTGAGTCCTCAAGTTCTTTGCGGCCGCTTTCATGGCGTCAAACTCCGTAATAATCTGCATCTTCTCTCCTATCGTACCAGGACTCCTGATGCTCTCAGCTATAGCCGCCGCAGTAGTTGGATCGCTTGAAGCCTGCGCGCGAATTGCCTGCACAGCGCCCGCCATGAACGTACCGAAATTAAGCATCGGCCTGGGATTTTTTAGAGCATTGTCCATGAGGACCCTACCGGCGGGATTTGCCACTAAGCGCGCCACTGCTTCCGGCAGCGCCGCCGCTGTTATAATACCCGGTATCCCTCCGAATATTGTTCCGACTCCATAGCCCGCTGCCAATCTTCCCGCAACGCCGCTAAACCCCGACCATGTTGCCGTTGATACTCTACCCAGTATTTGCCGGATAGATTCCCGCTCCACTTCTGTTGGAAACGTACCCGCAAGCAACTTATTATTCGCCAGCGCCTCATTAAAACCTTTCACCGGATGCGCGCGGCCAACGATATATGCAAGGTCTTTGATTCCCTGCTCGCGCCTAAATGCCGCCATCGCTGCCCTACCCGCCATGCCCGATTTTTCCAAAGCGTCAAGCATGGCACCGCGCACTTCAAAGAGCTTGCGACCGAGATCAATCGTATCCCTGTTCTCTAATGCTTTGCTCGCTAGCCCGCTAATTCGATTAATTTCCGTTTGGAGCACATTGGATGCGATACCCTCGGGATTTGCCTTAACTAGATCATCAATCGCGCTAACAGCATCCTTTATAGCCTGGTTGACTCCAAGCTTTGCCTGCTGCCCCTCAGCCGCCAAGATACTGCTCGTTGTCCTGGCAATATCGCCTGTAGGAATTATAGCCGAAGCCTCATGGAGCTTTTTAAAAAGCACGCTAGATGGGCTAGCAGGCCCTAAGACCTTTTCAAATACTCGGTTAGCAGCCTCCGCCACTGCATCGCGGCCAGCAAAGGATTTCAGAGCGCCCGTACCGACGCCCTTGATCACCGCCCCTGCTGCGCGCCCGATAGGACCGGATGCACCTGCCCAACCAATATTAGCTAGACTCGGCGGCGTAATGCCCGCTAACTGATTGGCTCCTTCGCCCACCATACCACCGATAACCTCGCCAGGAATCACGCCCATAGGGCCACCAAGGGCTAACCCAACCCGAGCACCAACTATTTGTCCGGCTATGGGCATGGGCGTAGCTTTCACTATGTCCATGATTGTCGAGAGAGTAGAACCTTCGGGTGAAAGATTAGGAATCAAGCCGGACGGCAAATCGCTAGAAGGGACCGATTGGGGCAAATCTTCTCGTGGTACAGCTTCAGCCATTTACGGTGTCCCATATAGCCATGATTTGCCACCATCGGTGGAATAGATAGGCTTACCGCTTAAAGATTTCCCTTTAATTACAGTCGGTGCTGAAGGCGTTGTAGCACTCAATTTCCCCCTTGGCGTCTGCGCGAGGCCAATCCTATCCTCAATAATCTTTTTCATTTCCAAATCGAACCGAGAAAGTCCCGCCTTAAATACCGTTTCTTCATCAGTTGCGGCAGGTAGCATCTGCGATAAGCGAGCATATTCCTGCTCATTTATTTGCGCACCTGATCTAGCTCTAAGTAACATATCCTTGATGTCAGCTAGGGATTGACGGAATGTCGTTTCCTGTTGTCCCAATGGCGTTCCGACATAACTACCAACTCGCCGCCGCGCTTCGAATGCTGCTTGCGTTCCTTTTACTGGTCCTAAAAATTCAGGACTAAAGTTAGCTTCTACTACAGCCGTTTGCCGCCTTGCCCCAAGGAGATTGCCAACCCTGTCAAGTGTAGTAGGATCAAGCGGGCGCCCTGCATTTCCCGCCTCTGCTTCTTTAGTAATTCGATCGAGGCGTGAGGCTAATACGGATTGCCTACCTGTCTCTGCCCCCACTTCCCGAGCCTGCGCTTGGCCGCCGGCAATGTTAACCGCCAGATTGATTTTTTGTTCCCGTGAGCCCGCCCGCGCACCCGCCAATAATTCAGAAATGCTAGCATTGGGATTTTTCTGCCGGGCCAGATTAATGAGTTCCTTTTCGTCGCTGCTGGCGCTCATATAGGCGAGTAAGTCTTTGTTTTCCTGCTCGGTCAAATCCTTGAGGTCTGACTTCTTAAAAAGCAACTCGGCATAGCCCGTCATGGTTTTAGTTCCACCGCCACCCGCGGCCGCGTCCGACTCCTTCGTAATCATCGCCTTAGTTTTAAAATTGTCGTAACCGATGTTTTTCAACTGCGCTAGTTGATCTTCTGTTAGGAATTTTACGCCCGGCAAGTGCCTTGACGCTTGAACAGGATTAAGCTCCTTTAATTTCTGCAAATCCTCTTGATTGCCACCCGCTTTGGCGTTCTCCATCAAACCTGAAAGTTGCATCACCGCTTCATCAGCAGCTTGCTTATATTGCGTCGTCGTCCAAAGTTTAAATGCCTCGGTATTCGATGTAAGTCGCTTCAATTCTGCCGGTGGCAACTTCGACGCTTGCTCTACCAAGTCCGGCGCCGTTTGCTTTATGTACTCCATTGCGTTTTTGTCGCTAAGCAAGTGCTTGAAGTAATCCGGGTCAAACGCTGTGCCATAAGCGCCGTTTACCATCTTCGCAATAGACTTTGATGCTGCGTCTAACTGCTCAGGAGTGGACACGCTCAGTTCTGCAATGCCTGCCATTATCTTAGGAAATGAGGAGAGTTTAGCTAACTGCAATCTCTGCTCATCCTCAGCGGCCCGCCTCTGCTCCTCCATTGCAGCAATTTCGGTTCTCTTAACCGTCTCTAAATAGTTCGGGTTGCCCGCGAAGCCCGCACCACCCGCCGTGATCGCTTGTCCCACCTTGGAGATGATTGCGCCCCAGTCTGTTGAGGGTTTGGGCGTTGGTACAGAATATGCGCCGCTAGACAGGAATCCCCCGCCAGCGCCCGATGGCAGTGCAGCCGGTGGTGGTATCTCGCCTTGCACAGGAGACTCGGAAGCAAGGCTAGTTAAAGCCTGCCCCGCTTCGGCATTAAACCCCATTGGATCGTCAAAGAGCGCCATTTATCCGCCGAACATGCCGCCAAACAGGTCCATTAGCCCGCTACCCATGTTTGAGGCTGCGCTAGGAGTTCCACCGGAGCCGCTTGAAAATAAACTTCCCGCGCCCTGCATTAAACCGCCAACTCCCATCATGGTATTGGCACCACTAGAACCGACACCCGTTCCTGTGCTGCTTCGCCCCGCCGTGCCGTATCGCAAACTAGCTAAGTTCGTTGCCATGTTCCCGTAACTCGCCCCCAGGTTGAGTCTATTAAGATAGGCTTGTTGGCGTAAGTTTTGTTGAAATGCGTTTAAGTTAGCGGCGAAAGTCTGGTTGGCTTGCCCCACGTTCAAAAGGCTTGACGCTTCGGCGCCGCGGAGTCCGGTTTCAAGATCGGTGGTTGCTAGGCCCAGTTCTCTTAATATTGGCGTGTCACTCAGGTTCATGCCACGCGCCGCCGCCTCCGAGCCTATGAACCGGCTGATTTCCTGCTCGCCCTTAGTGCGTTGCGCCGAATAGATATCTCCGACAATCTTTCTCGTCTCCGGTGATGGCCCGTTCGTTGCTTGATCGATCTGCCCTAACACATAGTCCTGAATCTTTTGATTGATAGCAGCCTGCTGCTTTTGCTCGGGTGTCCATTCGGACTCCGGTATCTGCGTCAAACTCGCCTCCGTCGGCCCTCCGGGTCGTCCTTCTGCTTGCCCATGCCTCAGCCAATGTTGGTAGGGGTTTTGACTAAAGTAAGGATCGGCCGCCACATCAGGATTTGCAGCAAGGTATTTCTGAGCATCAAAGCCGGCGCCGGGCGTGGCGCGATATCCTGACTGTTGAAGCTGCAGCTCGTTGATAAGGTTCTGCATTGAACGCGCCTGCGATTCTTCCGCAGACGGCATTGCCGGCGTGGACCACGATTGACTTTCTTGTTTCTGGCTAGAACCGCCGAATCCACCCATAATTTTTTTATCCTTGCCTCATATCGGGCGGGATCAACAGGACTTCAAACGGATTTTTTTCACCCTTAATAACTCCAGCTAAGTCCGTGCCGCCTTGCTGTCCCGCCTGATTGCCGATCATAGCTCCCATCGGCCCGCCGAAGTAGGCACCGACAACACTGCCGATAACGCCACCGATAGTGGGTAAAATCTTGTTCACATCGGAGTTCATTTCCTGCTTGGCGTAACATTTAGGCTCCGCGAACCCTACCCTATTCATGGGCGGACCTTTCGGCCCTGGAAGCCCCGGCCAGTTAGCGGTGCTATAAGTTAGTCCTGTGTGTCTTTGGTTCATCTTTCAACCTCCTTCACGCCAAGTTGACGATAAAGTTTTTTGTGCCATGGCCCAACATTTTGATAATGGAAAATGGGAATCTCCATTTCGTGCAACGGTTCGAGGCAAGTTTTAGACATTCTTATGAAATCTTTGATTCCTTGCCGGCCCGTTATCCCTGCCGCGATATAGCGACCATCGTCTTTAAATAAGATCGCCAAAGCCTTGCCCGGTACAACAAATGCCGTAACAACTACTTTCCGCTGTAGCACATGAATAAAGTCGTCCCACTCGTGATAGGCATCAGCAATGGGCTTTAACCAGGCTAAATCCTGAATCTCGAACGGGCGGATATTAACGCGGGTTTTTCCTGAGATCATCTAACTTTGCCTTCAACACCCACTCCCTTAAATCCTGAATCCATTCCAATCCGTCTACGGCTCCCAGCTTACCCATCGCCTCGCTGAGTGTGTTCACTGAGGCTTGGAGTTGCGCCATTGCAATCTCAAGTTGGTCATGTGTCATCAGTTATCACCTTGGTTATGCCGTTCCCGAACGTGGCGCATAATTCCTTTACCCCGCCTGTTGTACGCTGGTAGATAACCGCCTGACCCGCGAGTGGTACTGGCGTAATACTGTCAACAACAAAGTTTATCTGTGGTCCGTTCGCCCATTGGAAAACTATTCCTTGATTAGCTCCAAAGTTAAAGCTAAAGGAACTGCCGGGAGAACCTAAATGGAGCGCATTGGAGCCGTCTAAAAGTATTCCCGCTTGTGTACTTGTCGAGCCATCGGCCTGGACAAACCCGTATTTTTTCCCATTGCCAATGATAATATCACCAGCGCTTGATCCCGTCGTTTGAAGCGTGCCCCAGAGAAGCCGCCCGCTTGTTATCTGTCCGGCCTGAGTCGCGCCATAGTTGAAGATTACTCCGCCTGCAGCCACGCCGTTTAGGTTGATCCACTGATCGGCGCCGATTGTTGATTTCGTGATAGATCCACCGGCATTAAATGAAAGCGTTGATACGTTCTGCACCTGATTATTGTTGGCGTTTAGATTGCCCGTCAAGGGCGAAATCAGTGTCAACGCGTTGTTTAGAATGTTATTAATTTCACCGTTAAGATCGGCTGAAGTCAATTCTTCCCTAAATCCCCAAACTTTTATTCTAGGAAGTGCCATTTTTTATATTCCCGTTGCCGGTGATCTGTTCGATTGCGCCGCTGGATTGCACTCAATCCCCAATTCTATCAAACTCGCATCCTCATCGACTCCGTTCTGTGACAGACGGAACCGAACTGTTCTACATTCCCCCACAAGTGGAGGGTCGGACCAAGACAATTCGATTGCATCCCCACCGATTAGGCCATCGTCGAGCAACGATTGATCTAAAATAAACCCTGACATGTCTATTCCTAGACCAAATACGTAATTGTCACTCGGCTCATTGTCTCTCTCTATTGTAACCCCTAAATTGTAACTGCCCGTAGAATCGGCCCGGATAAAACACCTATCGAGCACAACCGGCTGATCCCCCCGGCTTTTACCAGTTTTGTCAGCCGCAGCAAGAATAAGACGCGGTGTCACCACATCCATGTTGTATGCTACGCCGTCAATGTTTCTGTCTAGTATGTCCTGGCGCCTCACAAACCCATCGGCGTTGCCCGTGATAATCTCATCAATCCGGCTCACCGGATTTTTCCTAATCGCCAGGCTTTGGCATGGCCGGCTAACCGTGAAAGGCTTCCATCCGTCTTCCTGCAGCCGCGCATAAGATATCCCGAAAAGCTGATCGTTCGAGGCGCTACTAGCTAAGGTCGTCGTCCACAACAAGCATGACTTCTCCCGGTAATTGACACCCCAGACGCGGTTGAAATAGTTCCGATTCACGTTCTCCCGGAAGTGCCTTTTAAGATAGCGCGTAATGTCAGACTCCTGAAAGTCTCCGTATTGTTGAACAGCGCTGAGTAAATGAATCCCGCGGGGAGACATAAAACTAATATCAGCAGCAGCATCACCCACGCGCTGGCTGCCAATAGGAACAATGGAATTATGAGACTGTAAAGGTATGCCTGCCGAAAAAGGCGCGAGTACGAATGCATCGGACCCGGTGGGCGAAGTGCCGCTAATTGTGTGGATCGATCCATTGTTCGGCCCCTTGAAAATAAAGATCGTCTTTTTGAATAGCACCGCGCCGACAATTTCATCGCCGTCATCCGGGCTAATGTCAATCGAGCCAGTATCGGCGCCCGTCCAGTCCTCAATGTTGCCGCCCGCCGAATAGTAAAGGCGCGAACCCAACCAAGCGAAGCCGCGCTTATAGGCATAGATCATGCCCTTGCCATTCGGTGGGCTTCCGCCCAAGAGTGCCGCATTTCCGGTTTGATTCCACTTTAATGGTGCATGTGTGCCGGTAGAGAACCAGATAGTGAGGAGCCCGCCGGCCACACAGAAAACGGGCATCGAGTTTGGCACCGTCATCCCGCCCGTCACATCGTCAAAGGTGCCATCCATGTCCTCTTTATAGACATGTCCATCGCTGGTAGTAACAACAAATTTCTGAGTGAAGGCGGTGGCGCCCCCGCCTTTCCAGTAGTCCACGCATCCCGTTATCCCGCTTATGGCAACGCTGTTCACCTTCTCCGCACCGCCAAACTTTCTAAGCTGGTTGCCTGGCTCAAAGATGACCGAATCTAATCTTGTATAGTGGGTTAAGTTGCGCGCCTGTTGAGGTAAGTCGGTCGCATAGCCACAACTTCCTAGTTGAAGCACAATAGTCGGGTAAAAAGAATCTGGCATCTAATCATCCAAAGTGTCGAACCGTCCGCCGATATCGAACCGCCGCGATCTATATCCGCCCCGCTTCGCGCCGTACACGAACCGCGCCCGGTCTTGGCTCCTCGGCATGTCGCCAATCAACCGCTGCATGAGCTGGTTGTATTCGGCCTTGACTTCCTGCGAACGCGCATCGTCGCCGTCGTCGCGGTAGAGGTTATAGAGGGCATGGAGAACGATCGAGTGCCGCTTACCGCGAGGGATAATAGGCTCATCTGAATCTTCCACCATGCTTTGCTGCGCCACGCCAGCTGAGGTCACGGCCAGGTTCCTCGTCACGTACTGATATTTCAGGCTATAAACTCTATCGGGATACGGACGGAGAACGACACGGTGCTGCGGTTCGGTTGAGCCAGAAAAGCCAAGCTGGACCTGGCAAGCCATCTGCGGCTTTCGTCCGCTGATATCACGTCTTCCCCAATATCGTCTAAAGTCAGAAGCGCCAACAAGGGGTATATTCGCCTCTGCTGAGAATACGTTAAGATCGACAAATCGTAGAAAGTCGCTGGCCAAGGCATACTCATTCTCCCAATACTGGTAGGACACGTTAGTAATGGCGTCCCCCGTATAGGGAGAGTCGATTGTTAGCGTTGTGTCGTTCGTTACTGCCGAAACCGTGTAGATCTCTTCCGAGGTGCCGACTTTAATTTGCCCGCCCGCGCGTACGTTGTTGAAACCGAAGCCTGTCACTGCGGTATTCCAGAGGGTGCCGACACCGAGGATGGTCGTTCTTGCTGCTGTAGATATTGAGACAGTCCCGTCGGAATAGGGTGCGTGAGTTATAAGCGTTGCGGGCCGCTCGGCCCAAGAAAACTTGTTGCCCGGCGCTAGGTGAATATCAGTTAGGGCAATGTTCAACGCCCGCTTTATTTTTTCCGTTGTGACAGAACTGGAGGCCGATCCACGGATACGAGTCACCAAATCGTTCTGGAGGTCGCTAAATGTTACTGGCTCGATTGAGGTGCTCATATGAATTTGACCATTGCGTCCACCGTCCCGCCCGGAGGTGCAGCCACTGAGAAGTGAATCTCCGTCTGGGTGTCGCCCTTAACCCCCGCCGTCACTACCGTAGGCCAGGAGGGAAGCGCAAAGACAGGCAAGCCCGCCTTGCCCAAGTTATGAGTCAGCACATGGGACTCGGCCCAATCCGCCACGGCCTCGCCCGAGGTTAGATAGTCATAGGCGCTGTAATGATTCGAGTAAAAGAGCCGCGCGCCGGCAGGCGCCGGGACGCTGAAGTTGACTAGCAAGGTATTGGCTGTCTTGGTGCTCTTATAAATCTGGGTGTTCCAGTTAGTCGAAACAAGCACCACCGCCGAGGCGTCGTTGTAGCCGTGGTTAATCGTGTAGCTCGTGGCGTCCGGCGGCACCGTGACGCCCGTTCCCTTGCTTACCACATAGTCGATAGTCGCTGCCCGGTAGGGCGAAGGCACTGAAAAGAAAGTACGGAAGGAGCCGGTTGTCTGTAGGTTAGGATCGAAATAAACCGAGGTATACCAGCCCCGGCTAGGCGTGAAGGCATGAACCACGTCAAGGGTTTCTAGGCCATGTGTGAAGATTGTTCCATCAAGGTTGCCCACCACTACGCGCGCCGCTATGACTTCCGTGGTCGGCGGCTGCGGTGGCGGTAAGGTTCCCGCTACCTGATAGAGGTAAGCGACTTGCGGGCTTGTATACATGCTTTCAGCTCATCAATAGCCGTTAGCAAATTATCCCTACATCGCGACAAGTTGAGCCTGGTTCCGATATCGTCGGCAAAATAACACTCGTCGCACATTCTGTTCATTTGGGCGGACCCCGCCCTTGCCTCATTGATATTGCATACCCAACACAATGTTTTCATGCTGCTAGTTCTCTCAGCTTTGCCGCCTTTGTCCGATATTGCTCAATAACCTCATCGGCTAATCTCATTCTCTCCGCTGCCTGTTCTATCATGCCCTCCGCTTCTTTATGCAAGCGTGTTGCCTCCAGTTCGCGGGTATTCAACCCCTGCGCGAATCCCTCAAGATACTTCTCTCTGTCGTCCAGTGCCTGAGTACGCTCGGCTATCATCACCTGTAAGTCGTGCGTTTTCTTCTTAAGGGCAAACGCCGCCTTGTCTATTCTCTGCTTGGCATCGGCGGAAAAACCCTTGGCTTCCTCTATCTCCCGAAGTGCCTCGGCTTTCAACGCCTGGGCGTCGGCAATGTAACCATCAGCGGATGAGTAGCTTTTATACGCCTCCATGCGGCTATTGATCTCGTCTAGCATAGCTTTCAAGTCGGCTAGTAGCTTTTTGTACTTGGCAGGATCGCCCAAAAGGTCGAGAGTGGCGGAGACACTATCGGGAATAGTAATGTTCATTATTTGCATGGTTCACCTCTTTCGCGCTCCATCTTAAACCAAGGGGCTGTAGGTCTATTTATAACCATTGCATAGATGGTCGCCCCATTTAACGCCCTATGCGGCTGCACCCTCCCGGTTTAAGGTCTTGGACGTCCTGTCCGTAATCCGTAGGCTATCACACTGGCATCGCTCACTAACCCACCGCGGCTGATCGAAAAGTATGCTTGTGCCGCAGTGCCGCCCATCACCGAATAACAACCCTTCTCAAACTCAAAAATGTCGTGACCGGGAATAAACTCTTGCGCCACGGTGTTAGTCATAAACAAAAACGGCGTTGGTGTGTTCGTTGTGCCTGGTACAGCGTCGGTATCATAGAGATAGAGCGTGGCATTGCCAGCGGCGCCCGTTCCCTGCACCGCGCAGGATAGGCGGCCGGGGCCAAGGACGATGTGGTCCGAGGCTTGTCGCTGCACTACGTTTAAGATCCGGTAGCGCGTGGCGTCGGGATAAATACGACCAGTGTCGTCGTAGATAAAGTCATCAATGAGAACAGTTCCCGAGGTGCCCGCCATCGGACCAAGGACGCCTATTTTGGCATCTACAATCGCCGTCTGAGTGAGTCCGGCAACCTGAGTGCCTGCCGTGCCGTTGAGATAGAAATCAATTGTACCTGCAGCACCGCCAGCTAAATGGCCCGCTACCTCAGCACACCACCACTTGCCAAGAGCACAGTTAGTGCCCGCAGCAAGCGTGCCCATATTGATTCCATCTGTTGCCGGGACTACGCTGCCGCGTAAGTTGTTAGCCCAATAGTATAGGTTTGCACCGTTTCTAAGAATACCGCAGGCAACGCGCGTCGTTGTGTTTAAGGTCGATTCCGCCTCGAACATTGAGAAAAGATCGGCGTCAGCCATGTTGAAGTCTTTAGAAAGATAGAAGTAGAAGCGTAACCAACGGTCGGTAGGGCCGGCCGTCCAGTCATCAAATAACGTGTCCTCCCGGCAGTATTGATCCGTGACACCTCCATTGAGTTGAACCCGTAAACAGTATGCGCCTCGGTAGGGTGCTAATCCTGAGTTGGCGAGTTTGGAAAAATGCGGGTAATCAATTAATGTACCACTCGAAGCAGTCACGCCGTGAGCGCCAGTCTCCCACCCACTACAAAATATGTATGGCCACGCGATGGTCTTATCCCTGCCTTTCTCCGGTCTGTATCAACTTTCGTCGATATTTTTGCATACTGGTTAAATTACATTTCTTGCATGATCCGCGTACTTCACGCCTCGCGGTGCTCTATCCAACCTAGTGCCTCCCTCTATGCCGCCTTGCGGCAAAGACATTATAGTGTGGATGCGATGTAATTAATAGCGGAATCCCCGTCGATGCTATGCCCAAAAAAAACAAAGGCGAACGAAAGCCGAATATTCTAACCGCCGATAGCGCCAGCGGAAATTGCGGAGATCTAAAGCCGATCATTTTACCCCTCTGGATCGTTGCCCGTTATTGGATCAGCCCCCGGTGTAGTTGCTAATGTAGCCGACCAGCTCTCCGTTGTGTCATCTTCCTTGAAGACCTTCAATCCTGCCCCAACTACTGACCATTTATTACGGAGAAAACGCAGCGCTTGTCGAGGTGTGCGTTTTAACGCCGTTCCGGTGTCAGCACCCGCCGCCATGTCGCGATCAAGGATAGCGTCCGCAATGGCATTTCCGTCTACCGTGATAGCACCAATAGCAGAATAAGTATCGGACAAAACTCCGCTCATAACGCCGATGTCGGAACTCACATCACTCAACATCGAATAAATGCTATTTTTGGCTACTGTAAGAGCACTTGCCGAAGCAACTTCTTTGGGTACTCTGCTTTGAAAGTCCGACTGGAAATCAGAAAGCATAGCATAAATGGCTGAAGTGCTGCCGCCCGCTGCTATCGCCGATTTGAGATCGCTCGCCAAATCTGACAACTGGCTACGGGCCGCCACTTCCTTGGGTATTCTGGCGCCGATGTCACTGTTCACCGCCGACAATAGACTGTAAATGTCATTTACCGTAATGACGTTTACGTCTAGTTGAGAGTTGGTGATAACAAACTGGCTGGCGAGGGCGGAATCGAGATCGCTCACATCGGAGTAAATTTTATCAAAGCCGGATGAAATGTGTGCGTTCACAAAAGCGGCCTGGGAAGTCAAAGCTGAATCCATGTCCGAAATTAATTCATAGATATTGCTGGCCGTTGACTGATTCACCAGCAAGCGGGAATTGGCTAAATTCATCCGAGAGCCGAGAATCGTAAACTGGCTATTCGCCGCGGAGTCAACGTCACTAAGCAATTCGTAGAGGTCTGAGAAGTTGGAAAGTACAACGGCCTGAGTAGCCAAGCCGGCCTTGATATCGCCCACGGCGAACACATTGAACAATAAGGCACCATCGGATTTCGGGATGAGCGCCACTGCCGACTGTACGTCGCTAGCCGTATTGAGCAAGTCCGACATAACATCACTTACCGATCTCCCCACCTTAGACTGAAAGTCGGACCATACTCGCGTAGCTATATTGCCAATATCGCTTGGGGTAACGCCGGTCAGTCCTGCGGCAACTGCAGAAGCAATGTCGGATATCTCCGAAGGCCCAATGCTGACATTGATTGCTCCCACCGCCGAGCGAATATCGCTCATTAGAGAGCCAAAAGAAGAGGGAGCGGACAAAGCGGTGTACTTAGCTGTCCATACATGCGATGCAATATCGGAAAGGTAACTGGCTGAATCCATGCGCGACCGAATATCACTTGCTCGCGATGCTCCTTGTGTTGCAGCAACGAGGGTATCTGACCATACGTCTGACATCTTAGAGAGAAAATCAGAAGTACCTTTCGTCAATGTGCTGATGATTCTCAATCGTGAAACCAGCACCGATTGATCGTTATCGGCTTCATTTAAGATTTGCGTTGTTCGAGAAGCGGCAGCATTAGCCGCCACAAGCGTATCAGACCAGACATCGCTCATCTTGGACAAGAAGTCGGAGTTTCCCTTAATGCGCGAGTTCATATCGCTAAGAAGAGAGCCAAAGGAGCCGGCTGCGCTCAAGTTCGTATAGGTTGCCGTCCATACGTGGGAAGCGATGTCGCTAAGAAAAGATGCGCTATCAACTCGGGAGCGGAGATGGCTGACTCGGGAGTTCGTCTGAATGGCAACCGTCCGGGTATTGCTCCACATGTCACTCATCTTGGATAAGAAATCACTGTTGCCCTTAATCCTCGAATTGATATCGCTCAAAAGAGAACCGAAAGAACTAGCGGCGCTCAGCCCGGTGTATTTAGCCGTCCACACGTGACTAGCTATGTCGGATAGAAAAGAGGCCGAGTCAATCCTTGACCGTATGTCACTGGCTCTAGAAGATGCCTGTAAAGCATTGCTCTGCGTCTTGACAAGCCGCGAGTATAGATCGCTCATCATGGAACCGAAAGAACTTGCAACCGAGTTGCCGGTATACTTCGCGGCCCATACCGCTGAGGCAATGTCTGAGATATTCGATACCGTGACACCGGCTGCGCCTACAGCAACAGCGGATTGCACGTCGCTGACAAGGGCGGAAAGACGTTCAACGTCTGCGGCGGATAAAATACCCTCACAAACTAGAACCTGCTGGGCCGCGCCTGTGCCGGTAATGATGAAAGTATATTGGTCGTACCATGCCGCCGATGCATCGGAGAGATCGCCCTTAGCCAACGGCACCGTATAGACGCCCGTCGCAGAAAGCCCAACATGCTTAATGTCACCGCCAACCATTGAACCCGTTCCGCTACTGACAAAATAGACAAGGGACGTTGAGCGGAGTTTTCCATAGGCCATTATCTTAGCCGTAGAAAGGGCGCTCTCTGGGGTAGCAAAGTCGGTTGAATCGACCATGACCCACGTTAAGTGGTTCAAAGTCCGGCCCTGGAACATCTTTTGGCTCATGTTGCCACCACCACCAACCCCTCAGCAAAGACCGGCTTGCCGTGATACCAGGCAAACTCTCTGATCTCGAAACCTGTTTTCTCCAAGAGCGTTTTTATCGTTCGGTAGCTGTACCAAGCCACATGATCCTTGTTGCAATTTTCTATTCCCTGCCTCGCTGCAGGTGAAGCAATGAACCCCATTGCGTTAGGAACTGTGACAATCAATTCAGCGCCTTCTAATCCTTTGTGTTGCATGTGCCAATGAAGACGGCGAAGAAAAAAACCGGGCGCAAGTAGATGTTCAAGGATCTCGCCGCATACATAAACCTGAGCGGCTGGCAAAGCCTGAAGGTTGTAATGCTCATCGTCGAGATCGATCTTCACATCGGGATCGCCGGCCTTGTCTACGCCCGTCAATCCTGTTGCCACTCTCTTTAATAATCCGTGGAGCGGCCCGCTAGACGAACCAAAATTGACAACGCGCTTGCCTTTACACCGCTTCACAATGAACAATTCACGCTCAACCACCGGAGCATCCGGTATGCGGTGCATCATTTTCTCCGCGTACTCGGGTGTCTCCGAGTAGGGCTGGAGCAGGCTATAAATACTTGCTGTAGATTCCAAGGGATTGCTCTACCGTCTTTTCCACGTTGTGGTGCTTCTCGGCCCAAGTACGATAATCTATCTGATCATAATTCTCCCAACACTTGATGATCGTTTCCGCCATAGAGTCCGGGCTGAGATCACATTGCCAAGGATAATCATGTTCTTTATAACCTGGGCCAATAAACGCTTTGCCCGCACCGAAAGCTTCAATACTTCGGGCGTAGAGCGGGAAGAGACAAGAGACAACGATGTCGGCGCGATTATAGAGTGCGTTGATTTCCTTGATATCGACCGGCCCTTTGAGACTGCCGAGAAACGCCCACCACTTATTGTTTTTACTGAGTGCATGGAATGTCTGCTGCATTTTCTGATCGGTGCAGTTGTAGAGATGAAGCCGGGCCCTGGGTAACTTCTGCCAAACTTTTTCCATCGCCATACAAAGATAAAGCGGGTTTCTCTCCCGCCTCCAGTTCTCACAGTAGAGAACCGATGGTTCCCCGTCTAACTTTTCACTGCCAGCGATAGGAAAGTAAAACTCCAGGTCAATTCCTTTATCCACGAGGTAGGTCCGCTTGATACTTGACCAGATCGGATACTCGTCTTTGCGCATGCACATGAAAGCATCGACTTTGGGCGCTAGGTCACATATCGCTTTCATGCTGACACCGTTGCCGACACTGCTTAATGGTTCGCCGTGCATCCACATCATTTTGGGCTTCTTGTCGAAGAAGGCATCCGGGTTCAACTGTGAATGAATCGTGTGCAAATCGGGATCGCGCGCCATGCCGTAGAGTACTTTCCCATCCCCAGGCTCTTTGACGCACACGCTATGCCCGGCCCGCTCCGTGTACTTTGCCAGTTCAAGCGTGGTACGCGCGAGGCCACTATTCTCTTTCTTCATCCACTTTTGAATGTTCACAAATTTAATCTCCAGCCCATCCCTATCTCCGTTCCCAGCGGATAGGACCGTGTATTCAATTTCGTGCGAGACGGCGCCGCCGCTACATCGGCGAAGAGAATCGCCCCAAACCAAGTTTGCGCAGGGTCGGCATCGTCCATGATGAATGTCGCGCCGCCTGAGTCCATACTCTGGACGTCCATGGTTCCCACCTGCGCATCACCGCTTGAGATGTTTGTATATACGGCATCGTAATCCACGCTCGTCGCCGGCTCAGAATTGGCTGTGCCGTTCTCGTCCCATATTCCATGTGATCCGCGATTATCAGTCGCGATAAATGAACCGATTGACAAATGATTGTGTGCAGTCGGAGTATCCTGCGTCGATTCTGCCTCGCAGGTGGACACAATCAGCCCACCTAGACACGTACTTGCTAACCCGGTTATCGGTATTGCTGTTGTCGTGTCCGTCTGTGTCAAACCGTTTTGAACCGTTGCCTCAATCCCTTTCATCGACAAGCAGCAGTGAATGTTGCTGGTGCCCTGCCGCTCCAAGCAGTTCAGGGTCAATGTCGTTCCGCTTGTGCTTACCCACGAAAGCCGTTCAACTCCGAGTCCCGTAGTGCCCACGCTAACGGCACATTCGTTGTGGTTAGAATAATGAAATGTGCTCATGGTCGGCTGCGCGGTTCGGCTTACGATTCCCGTAGCGAACTGACCGTCGGCATGGGCGGCGCCGAGCGACATTTGTAACGAGGTCGCAAAGTATGGAAATGCTGTGAATGGTCCGGCTGACAGAAAAATCAACAATTCGGGATCGGCAATCGGAAGCGTGTGATTAAAGTTTCCAGTTGCCGCCGGAGATAGTACATCGCTAATGCCTGCGCTAGTTAGACCATCAATTACTATGACGTTAAATCTATAATCAGCGAGCGCTTGGTCATCGACCGTGAACCTAACGCCATTTGTGATTTCACCGCCAAAATCGAGTAAGGCATTTATAGTACCCGCGTCACAAGCGGATAAAATGGCATCGTTGCGGCACGCCTTTCCGCAAGATGACGACGAGCTGCCCAGAGCTGAATAACCGCAAGTAGAGCGGCGGGAACTTGCCGATGTTGCAAACCCCCAACTCACGTTTAGCAAATGGGCGCCGGTTGTATCCGTGGACGCGCTAGCGCCGGACATAAAAGCAAAGACGGCATATTTTCCTGCCGTGGGCGTAAACCCAACATTCACGTCAATGTTAGTTGTCGCGCCTTGGCTGGCTAACCAGACCTCGGTAGCCCTGCCCACTCTGACAGCCATCAGACACCAAGCCTAGCTTTCAATGTTGCCACCGTATCATAAGCATAGCGACTCTCAGCCAACAGCAAAAGCTCGTGCAACACGTCCTGAGTAAGCACTTCCTTTCGCGTCACCATCACGCAGCCGCCAAGATATACTGGGTCGTCTTGCGCCGTCGTGCTCTTAGCCCGGATGCGAAAAGTCTTCAGCGCAGCCGTTAAAGGCGCAGGGAATGTCCTCGTGGTAGTAAGTATCTTGATTCCAGTAGCGCCGTTGTCGTCTATCACCGTTGTCTCGGCCGCGTCCGTCTCATTCCATAGCTGCCACGATTGCGTACCGCTGCCAACTTTGTTGACACGCACTGTAAACTCGATTGACGTTATCCCGGCTGTTTGCACACGCGCCATCGGCAAGCCTTGAATATTATCGTATGCAGTGCCGACGTTGGTAAGAGTAACTAAAGAACCGAGGGAGATCGTTTCGACGGGCGGGACAGCTTTAGCAAGTAAGGTCGCTAGTTCTGCTTGTTCCGAGGCATCGGCGCCAAGAATGGTAAAGATTTCGGCAGCGGTTAGTTTGCCTCGGTTAAACTCGCCCACCAAGCCCATGAAAGAATGGACAAGCAGCTTGGGTTCCGCTGTGCCGAGTAAGCGGTCATAGATTGACATTATTCCTGCGGTCCTTGCGCTATTTCCTTCGCTAGCCGTTTTTCCCTAGCCGCTTGCGCCCTTGCTGCCAATCGGACCCCGTTCTGTCTTTGTTTTTCTCTCTTTTGATCCACGATCCTTTTCATAGCCCGGAGTTCTTCCAGTTCTTTTTTCTCCTCTTCCTCTAGTTCCCGTCGCTCTGCCTGCTTTAGCGGCGTGTCAATCTTGGGCTCGCCTAGTGGCCAATTCTCCTTAGCCTGCGGCGTCATGGCGAACACGCCGGGGATCTGTGCATCGGCCATAAATGTCGAAGCATCGCCCGGTGCAGCCATAGTCGGCCGAATCATCTCCACATTGGCTAGATCCTCGCTCTCATCATTCGGGTTGAGAACCCGCCGTATATTTTTCCAGGCTAGGATTTTCTCCTTTTTCTCTTTCTCCCACCGCGTGTGATGGCTCACCGCCCCGGTAGGGTTGCGCCTCATTACCTCAACGGGAAGCATGCCCTCGCGGATGTCGGCTTCAAGCCGCTTCTCTTCCTGATAGAGCGCGTTTTTAGTCTCGCCCGAAATGTCGGTAGGCGGCGAGTTGGCTTCGAGGTCGCGTTTCAAGTGCTGCACGTAGCGGGTTATATTGCTCCTGCCTTGCTGAGTGATGGATGCCTTAGCGAAGTTGTCCGGCGCCATCTGCTCCTCTGTGCGACTAAGTTCGGCCTTCTTACGCTCCCGTTCCGTCCATGTCATGTAGCGGGTGGCGGTCTTTACAAGCTGGCCGTCCTTCGCCTCGTTTTTTACCTGCTTAACCTTGTTGAGATAATACTCAGTTTCCGCTTCGTGGCTCATATCCTTGACTCCTGTATTGTTTGATACCATCGCTTCAACATTTCTCTATCACTGGGAGATTGCATTGCGCTTATCGGAATAGCGGGCGATCCAACAACGATAGTATGCGGCTCTACATCATGGGTAACAACCGCACCCGCCCCAACCACTGCAAATTCACCAACAGTTATTCCCGGCAAAATCACTGCACTAGCACCTAAAGAACAATTGCTTTTTAAATTTGGGGGTTGTGCATTATAATCGTGATTGCCGACGCGAGGATATTTATCATCAGTAGCGATAACATGAGGTCCACAAAAAACATTTTCTCCCAAAATCGAGTTATTAGGAAGAAAAACGCCAGTCTGCAACCTGGAATTATTTCCGATCACCGTTCCTTTGCCGATCCAGCAGCTTGAACCAACAACAACACTCGTTCCGAGTTTCGCTCCTGCGCACACACTGACATAATTCCAAATCTCGGTTCCTTCCCCTATTTCAGCGGTGCCGTGAATGTCACAAAATTGACGAATCATTACGCCGGGCCATTTATGATGAGGGCATTTTTCTTTTTGTCTCTTGGCGAAGTTACAATTGTAACAGAGAACCTGAAAACCCGGCGGATAATTATTTACTCTCAACCAATTAGGCAAACTGTGACGCTGTTTGCGATTGTCTCTTCGCTGTTGCGCACCGTCGCCTCTCATATGATCTAATGACAAAAATTCTATACGATTCTCACCGCAACAAGCACAGAAATTTTTACCTTGTGAATAAAATTCAATAGCAGCCAAACGCGCCTTTAATGCTTTACGTGTTGAGTATGTGCGGTTAGAATAACTTTTCTTTTTGCAAATCCTACAAACCGACTCGGGGAGCCTTATATTCGGATCGTAACCCGCTGTGCGTTTATTAAATGCTGCTATCGGTTTGACCGATTTGCATTTCGTGCAACATTTTGTTGTTGAGCTTGGATCAAGCCGTCTCGGAATTTTGAAACACTTGCGACAATGAACCGAACGATCATCCCTCGTTTGACTACCGCAAATTGCACAATGCCCAGGTTTCATTTATCGTCCCAAGTCATCTTGACAGCCATATCCTCTAGTCCGTCCGCCGTGCGGCGCTGACCGAATATTCCGGTGATCTCCCAGCCGTTACCGTTCCGTTTCGGGCGTAAGTCCACCGGGCTAATATGGCCCATCACCTGATCCATGTCGGCCCAAATTTGAAAGCCCGCTTTGTTTATCTTATGAGACAAGCTCACGTCCTCACCAGCTACTTTGCCATCAGGCGTCACGAGATTTTCGAATACTGGCGATGGGATCTCCTCAAACACGCGTTTTTTAATAAGCATTCCAGCCGAACCTGCACCGGCCACCGGAATAACCCCGGAGAGATAATTCAGTTCTTCCCAGCGGTAGGCTTCGCAAATCCCCTTATCAATGTCCAAGTCTTTATAGAGAACCGGCAGAAACGGCGGGCCACGGCGTGAGCAAAGCGGCACTATCACGTCAACATCGCGGGCAAGTAGGTTATAAAGCAGGTCCGGCTCGAATGTATGATCGTCGCCCATGATAAACAACCAATCGCCTTTCATCTGGCTTAGAATCGTCTCCATGTTGAGTGTCACATTTGAGCCGGGCATCCTAAAAGAATGTGTCCCTACCGGCACCCGTAGTCCCTCGATTGAATGCTCGAAATCGAGGTAACGCGGCGTCGTACCGCAGGGTATTCCTACAGTCCCACCGGGAAATGCGTCGTTGTAAGGCCACACTTTATGTGATCGAACTCCAGAGCACGCCGCCCGCAGCGGCACCGACTTCTGTCTTGTAGTTCTCCGCTATCGTGGCGTCCGTTGCGCCCCAGTCTTCGATTGGCTTTGAATTTGTGCCGCTGAAGAAATTCCGGTAAATCGCTACCGATAGAGTCGAGGTCAAATCAGTCCCGGTAATGCCGGCGGTGATAGTCGAATCTTTAAGCGCATGCAATTCGTTGTCGCGGTAGATACCCCAACCCAAAACTCCGCCCTGCAGTGTGGCATTGGCCCAGGTGCCACCCTTAAACGCAATGACATTTTTCTCAACGATAAAGTCCTTAGCGTCTCCCATCTTTAGCGCTGGCCCTTGAGCGCCTGTCACCTCGAAGTAATTATGACTGATAAGCACGTTTGCCGGCGCTGACGTGTAGGTTGTCCCTGCATGGCCCGCGCCGATTGTCGCCACGTTTGCTGCCGGTGTCGCCATGTCAAAGCTGCAATCGTGGATATAGAGCCGATGGGCTCCTGTCGTCCATGTAATAGCTGTTGCGGCCGTGATCGGGATGATACGCAGGTTGCAAATCTCAACATCCGCTGCCGATACCGTCATTATAGTTGTCGCGGCAGTCGATTGCGTGAGGCTCGCACACGGGCGTAGAAAGTTGCTTGTCTGAAGCCCTGTTAGGTGCACATCGGACTTACTCATTGTGAGCGCCGTCGAGACTGTGTGAGCACCGGGAAGCAACACAATCACATCACCCGCGCCGTCAGTGCAGTAGCTTAGAGCCTGATTGACGGTAACAACAGCACGCTCGGGAGAATCCCCCGGCTGTCCGTCGTCGGCTGAGTAAGAGCGCCCCTCTATGTAGTAACTTGCCGAGGGCGCTACCCAGAAGACGCGCCCGCGATGCACCGGCACCGCGCCCCAGAAACTGCCATATTTTGTCATGTATGCCATTTGTGTCTCCTTTGCGCTGCGGTTTCCTCTTACCTTATTCCACGCACAGCGAACGTGTTAGGATTGTGAGGCACTATTTGGTTCGATTACCCTCACCACTACTCAAAAAACAGTAAATACTTGGACGGGCGGCGGCCGCCGTCTCTGCGCACTCTACTTCTTGACGTGTACGTACACTCCGCCTTTTCTGAGTCTGCCAGCGCGTTTCATGCTGAGTGCTTCGGCCACTGCTTGCTTTTGCGGAACTCCCTCGTGCATGAGGACGCTGATCTTGTCGCCCACCATGTCCGCACCCATATCCTGCTGCGGGTAACAGGTTGGCTCTTTGAAACCTACCTTGTTCATGTTGCGGCCGGTGGGACCGGGTGCGGGTGGATAGCGTCTCATTGTGGCCTCAGTACTTTCACTTCGTTCACATTCATCATTTCGAAGATTTCCCCAAGCACAAATAACTCGCCGTTGACAACACGAAAATTAATCTCATGGATCTTAGTATGACACTTGGGATGAACCGCCCAGAGATTAGCCAAGTCGTGATTAGGCGATTCGGTTTCTCCTGAGCCGTCCCGATGATGAACGTAAAATTTTCCATTAATCGGCTCGCCGCACTTTTCACACTTGCCGTCAGCGCGTTCAATCGCTTTTGCCCAGTTGCCGCCCATGTGGTATCTAACGCGAGATTGCCAAGCCCAATGCGGGTTAGTTTCTCTTTTGCGCCTTGCGTATTGTCTCCCCGCGTTCCTTTGTTGGCATTGAACTGAACAATATTGTTGATCGAAACCACCTTTGTAACTTCGCCGTACAAACCACTTTTTGCAGTACGGGCAACGGAGTTTTGCCGTTCCATACTTCTCTTTTGTCTTTTCGCGCCGTAGATCATTTTGCCGCTGATTGTTACAAGCTACTCCGCAAGTAAGCGCTTTGGGCCGATGAGCCGGACGAGGAAATTCTTTGTTGCAGATAACACAAACATTGGTTTCCATAAATACCCCCTTTACGGAGAGTACTGTCATAGAAACTACATTTTGTCAATGCCATCTGCAACATGGTTCCAAATTCCCTTTATTTAACTTACACTTGCACCAAGTATGAAACGCCAGTCAATCCAGCAGTTACCGAATACGCTATATGATCTCCACTTCCCGACCAAGGTATCGAAATCTTCGACCATGCTGAATTCGCCCTTAACCGCGTCCAACCATTTCAACCCGAAATCTTTCGCCATCGCGCTATCGATCATAAACCAGTTGGTGGCACTGTTGAGCTCGATCCACTCGACAACCTCGGTCTTTCCCTGGTTGTAGTTCACGTTGTTATTCGGAGTGTCCACCTTGCCGGCTGACTTAGTGATCTCGTAAGCAGCCTCGGCCACCGCGGGAGATTTCGGAACAATCAGCATGTTGGGCCGAACTTCAATCCGTTCTGCCCTGTCGCCCTTAAAATTATACATCTGGAACAGTGCTGCGGTGTAAGTAACCGCGTTCAGCGAAGTCGTCACTAGGTTGTCGAAGCCTGTAGCGGTCGAGGCTCCGGATGTCGTTGTGTGCGAGTTAGAACAAAGCGCCACGCCCTCTGAATGACTATAGAAGAACGAGTCATTACCAAAAGCGAAGTTGAACGGGCGTGCCGCAAACGCGCTCCGAGTGCGGTAAAGCGAGCCTGCGAGTGCTTTTGGCTTGCCTTCAATCAAGTTGTGCTGATCGGTGTCGAACAAGCGGCGCTGGATCTGGATGCCCTTGGCAAATTCCAGAGGCGTCACCGCAACGTCATACCCCTGGTACACGTCATCGTAATCGACACTTCCGAGAAAGCGCCCGGTGTCGTCCATAGTTCCCAAGGTGCTGAACCGCTCCGTGATCTGGGAGCTGGTCGCCATGCCGTAAAACCGATCGATCATGTCCGGGACATTCGTGAACCGCTCGTCCCAGATCTTCTGGAAGCGCGGGTCCAGTACATCCGCCATATTGTCAGTGCGTAACATAGTTTTCTCCTAAAGGGTTGAGTTGCCGGGGCATCATGGGCGCCCCGGCTCGCCCTTTAGAAGTTAGATCGTTGTCGAACCGAACCAAATCTGATCGCCCAAACAGAACTCAAACTGTGTAGTGTAGCGGTTGCCCGGTATGAAATGCACTGCCACGATATCCGCGCCCGCGCCGGTTGCCGCCGAGCCGTCCGCCTGTCTCAAATCGCTTGTCCAGGTGATATTACTGTTCCCATCCGAGGATGCCGCACCGTCGCCCACATCGTAGTAAGGCGAAAACAAGAACTGATCACCAATGGCAATGGCTTCCTTGAACGGCGTCGTGGGAACAAAGCTAGTCGAGCCTGTATGCGTTGTCGGTACACGTCCCTCACCCGCCACGCCGTTCTGATAGCGCCAAACAAATCCGCCTTTCATGTCATTGGCTGGCACGTTGGCTGCATCGGTGATGAGTACGCCGCCTGAGCTGGTAACGGTGTTGGTAAGCACTGTCAACGCTGTTGACGCTGTTGTGGCACCGGAGAGTAACATATTGATAATCAAGCCGGGGTTGATGTCCACTTCGACCGTGGCCGGAGCGCCCTGCGCCAGGATTGTCGCCTGGACTGTCGAATAGGCGTAAGCGTTGTCGCCCACGCATAGCCCGAGGGCGTTGGCTGCTCCCGTTGTCGTGGCCGGTCCCGCGCCGGGGTTGCCTGCTACCGTCAATGCCGGTGTGCCTAATGCGGCGTTAGCCGCCCACGTAGCGCCGAGAAAGTACCGTTTCACATAGTTCTGTCCATAAACATAACCTGCTGCACGTCCCATTTTTAACTCCTTTGTACCGCCCGCCACGTAGTAGCGGCGGCTCTATAAACTCTTTGTTTTGCCTGTCTTAAGCGCCATTGAATATAGTCGTTCCAGCCCGGTAGCGACTTCGGCTCGAAACAAATCTCGGGATATTGCTCCTCAGCCACAAACATCGTCCCACCGCCTGGTGATCGGTCGGTGCGGTCCTTACAATCCTCACACTGGCCGTCCGTCCTGTAGGGGTCATGGCCTGCGGCATTAGCCACATAGAACCGGCGATACTTGTAGTATTTAGGATCGAACTTGTAGCGGCAGAAAGAACAGAGGATGACGGGCTTTCGGAGGGAAACTAGCTCTAAAACCCAAGTGGCGGGAGATTGGTATCCGTTTGTCTTTGTGCGTCTTCCGGGATGCTCGCCGGCTTTGGCAATTTCCTGTATTGAGAATCCTTCTCCTAGTTTCGCATTAATGGGAACAAAGACGTGACGGACGCTCATTTTTGAGGTTGCCTCTTTTGCCAGCGCCGAAACTCATCCTCTCTATCGGCCTGTGAGGTGTGGGTGCGGTTCCAGTAGGCTATCAAGTGCGCCGGTGCCTTGTTGATGTCGAGCTTGCCGTTTGATTGGTGATTCCCGGCCCCGCCCATGTCCACCGGCATGACCGGAGGCGGCGGCGGCGCTGCTTTTAGTTCCGCCTTCTTTTTGATCGCCTCAATAGAGCCGTGAGCTAGTTGCAATGCTACCCGCTCCGTTCTCTGGTCCGCTGGATGTCCGAGCTGTATTAACTTGGCGTATTCGATCTTGGCGCGCGTGAACTCCTTTGAGTTCTTGTCAGCCAGCTCGGGAATCAGCTCCATGTACTCGTTTATTTCAACCTTCGCCCGTTCAATCGGCTCGTTCTGTTGTCGCTTTTCCTGCTCTTCCTCGCGAAGCCTTTTTGCTTCCTGGCGGGCAAGAAGTTGCATACCCTGCGCGCGTGTGATTGCTTTGGTTTCTATCGCCTGCTCAATCTGTTCAGCCGTGAATACCTGCTCCTCTACCTTTTCCTTTTTCTGTTCCTCTAGTGCGCGAAGCCGCTCCTCTAGCCGGATCTTTTCTAACCGCTCGGCCTGAAGTTGCTCCTCTGCTCGCTTTGCCCGTTGATACTGCTTGCGCGCGTAGATAGCCGATGGAGAACGAGGGTCGTAGACACCTTCCTTCTCGGGTTCCTTTTGGGGCGTCTCTTCGCCCGGCTCCTCTACTTGAGGCACTACTTGAGGTTGTTCTTGTGGTTCAACTTCCGGGGTTTTTTCCGGCGTTTCCATACGCGCTCCTTTTTTATGGCTGTTAGGGAGATTTGCAGCCGCACTCTTTACGGCAAGAGTGGACAGAACCGAAATGTACTGAGTGGGAGAATACGCCTAAGTTGTTAGGTTGGCAAGGACTTTCAATTCCTCGGCAGCCTTGGCACCAGATTCTATCAGCGTTTTTGCCACCGTGAGCGCCGTCTCATAGGCACGGGCGGCAGCGGCGTGTTCCTGCTTGCGGCACAATGTCTCGGTGTACTTCTGCGGGTCGAAGATGCCCTTGTCTATCTCGGCCTGGTATCTGTCGCGCGCTGCCGCGTGGAACTTCACGAGGGAGTTGATATGACGCCCGTAAAGTTCCCACCGAGGATCACTCACAAGGCCGCTTATCTCCTCCCCCACGTACTGAGCGGTTTTCAGTTGCGTGACGTGGTCGGCTTTTCGCTTGTCGGCGTCGGCTCTGAGGTAGCCGCGCATCTCCTCAAAGGAAGTTCCCATTACTTCTTCCTCACGTCCGTAATGAATTTCGCAGTGAATCGCTTTGGGAAGTTGTTGCCCTTGAGCATTACGGCTTTCGACAAGTTCTTGAGCCATATCGCAACCCCGCGACGGTCAAAATCGGTCAGAATATTGCCATCGCAAAGGGTCAACTTAGCCCGGTAATTTGATTTCATTTTTTCCTCACGTCCGTAATGATGCTGGGGTCGAAGACAACAAAGTTACGGGTGCCCTCTTTGTAGGCTTCACTATGCGCCCACCGTTCAGCTTCAGCCATCGTACCAAACGCTTGACGTGATTTGCCTACCACTGCAATAAATTGTTTCGCTGGGTCACCTTTGCCCTGAAGATTAATAACTTGCCATGATTTCCTGCTCCCCTGGTCCAGATACTTGATACCGGGGATGCCTGCTTCACGTAAAAAGTCACTTGCGTCTTTTGCAGCCTGCCCCTTATTCCAGCCTTTAATACCCGTCAACATCTGATAGATTTCTTGGCCCGTTTGATTAGCTGTGCCTACGTTTCTCAACCGCGCTACCATTTCAGCTTTAGTTGCGTCAGTAGGATTCTGCATAAAGTCTGCTTCAGCCCGCTTGAATGCTTTAACGATTGCGCCCATCAAGTTCTTTTTCACTTCCGGTGCCTGCTCGCTCAGCGGCTTGTCCCAGTCCAGCATCTTCGCCACGTGCTCGTCAGGGATGTTGACTTGATAGAGGTTGCCACCTCGAGGCGCACCACCTGATTTGATTTGTTGCCATGTCCTATCCATGGGGGCATACGTCTTAGCCACCTCCGGATTCTCCGCAAAGTACAGCCCATGCCCGTATGACTGCGCGCCCTGGCCGGTGCCTATCTTGGACATGTCGGGGCGGGGCTCGGTGGCCGGTGCAATATTGCTCAGGCTACGTTTGTCAAAGACTACAATTTGTCCTTCTGTTACCAGACCATCGTAACCTAATTTCCTAGCCCCCGTATTGATAAAATGCCCGCTTAGTTGTCCATCTATTTTCATTAAGGCGCGGTTGAGTTCGTAATTCGTTTTAGAGTTCAACACTGCCGTTGCTTGTGTAGCACTAACTGAATTTAATCTTTTCGCTTCATCTAAAGCGGCATTAGCTAATGATTGTATATTGGGATTTGGTTTATCCCACAAAAGAGGGTTTTTAAGATTCACATCGGCGCCTAAAACTTGTCGCGGCACATTTGGACGCGTTACCAGGCTTTCCACATCTTGCGGTGTTCTTCCGAAATAATAACCCTCGCCATAAAATGCACTTTTTAGCGACGGTTTTCCTTCAAATCCTTCCGGCCCGCGATTGCTATATAACCGCTTCGGTGAAGAACTTGCTGCCCACTCGTGCGGCGTGCCGTGGTAGGCAATGGGCATAGCCTCGCCCAGCCGCTGGATGATATCCGATTGTTGCCCGATTGTGGGCGGGTTTTTGATTCCAGAGGCGAGAAACGTTTCCGGCGACTGTTTCATTTCGCGGTATTGTTGCTGCGCGTAGCTAGGAACAAGCGAGTTGAGCATCTGGGAAAAGCGATCGGAGAGGGTTGCTCTCTCGGATGGCGTTAAGAGAGTTGCTTTGTCCCAGGAGTCGAAGAGGCCCATGTCACATTACGCCGCCGTTAGTAGCGCCCGGATTGATGCTCGCATCCATGGGGCGGTTCGGCTGCACGGATGGCGCGCCGCCGGACGGCCCCGGTGCTCCGCTGACTGCGTTCTGGTTGCCTTGCTGCCCGCCGCCCTGTTGCTGTTGAAATTGCTGCATGGCCGCTACCATCATCTGCTGCTGTATCACCTGCTGTTTTAGCTTTTCCACCCAGGCGTCGAGGATCTGAATTTGTGTCGGGTTGAAGAGCGCCTTTTCCGGCCCGCTCATGTGGAGCATAAGTTTCTGCAGGTGATTGATTGCCCCTTCGAGCGGCTGCGCTACCGGCATCATCTCTAGAAAACGGTCTTCGAGGATTAGATCGAGGACTTCCTCGGCTAATACTTTCGGGCCTGCGGGCATCTGGGGCGGGCGCTTGAAGTACTTGTCCGGCTCCAGGTCCAACGCTTTACACTTATCTGTGAGCAAAACGTACATACTTTCGAGGTCGGCGAGGCCTGCTTGGAATGCCAGCGGCGTGATGGCGAGCGCGATGATCTGATCTAAGTTTTGCGATAGGACTTGCTTGTTGGTGTTGGTCAGCGTCGCCTTAAACTCGAACTCCACGTCAACATCGAGCTCCGACCTATCGACCGTCACATAGGCGTCTTGTCCCTGCTCGCTTACTCCGATTATTCTGACTTCTTTTCGCTGGGGCAGGAATCTTCGGTTGAGCCGGTGCATGATCTCGAAGATTTCGGCAAGGCCGGAAAGTAAACGGCGAAGTACTTGCTCGGATCTCGAATCAGCTTGACCCATGAGAGAAGTGAGCGAACCAACGTTTCGGAGAGCTGAACTTCTACCCATTGGGACGCGTCCAAGGGAAACATCACTAAACATCTGGATGCGCTCTGCGAACTGCTGGTAAAGGGCAATCGTATTAAGAGCATAGGCGGAATCCTTTGTTGGCCAGACGGGGAAGTTAATATCGCCCGCGGGATCGTCCAGCGGTATCCCCACAGCGGGCTCTATTCTAATTGGCTCCGGGCGCATGCCGCTTGCCGCCCGGTAGGTGAAAAAGGGCGTGTTTGTGATCGTTCCCCAGTCCTCATGTTGCTCAAGGGCGGTTTGCATGTGGCTCTGGATATTCTCTAAAAGTTCGCTCTGAGATAGTCCTAGCACCCGATTGGGTATCGAGATAAAACTTTTAGCGGAAAATGGACGGCGAAGCGGCACACCGGGATACATTTCGGTTAGTAAGACAACTTTACAAACGATATCGGGATCGCGGAGGCACCAGACGATAATATCCTCCTCTAGCCCATCCCCGTTCACGTCCTCACGGCCGAACCAGACGATCTGGGATAAGTCGTCACGCTCAGTTGTGCGTTCGGTGTAGGTGCCTTCCATCTCGTCTTTTTGTTGTTTGGCCTCATCGGGCTGTGTGCCGGTGCCAACGGGGGATTTTCCTTTTTCTATTTTCTCCCAGTCGTCGGCTGTTAAAAGATCATAGGTTTTATCCGCCATGCGGCGCCGGACAGTATCCTTGGTAACGGTGGTTAGACGCGCCACGTACCTTGCGCCGCGTGGGTTGGAGGCCGTTGGCGGCTGGAGGTTGGCCGCGCGCGCCGGGAAAATCACATCCTCAAAATCCTCCACACTGATGCACGGGCCGTCGTGGGTAGTCTGGCGGCAAATAATATGTGCCTCAATATTCCGCTCATCCTGGGATACATAGAAATTGACGAGACAGTCCTTAACTTCGCCCGGGTGCTCCTCATAGCGCACTTCCCATTCCCAGGGGGAGCCTTTTTGACTTGCTACCGCTTGCGGGCCGAACATTTGCTGCAGGTAGAGGGTAAGTTGGGCTTCGGGATTGTCGGCTATCGGCGGGAACAATCGGACATCGTGGTAGGATTCCGACTCCTTCACCCAGTTGGCGAAGAGAAAGGCCGCCTCATCCTCGACAAAGTTTGTCACATAGGCGTCAATTAGATCCTCGCCGGGATTCTCCCCGAAAAACTGATAATCGAGCACGCGGTTAATAGCATCCTCTTTGCCGCTGTTCTCCTTTTTCCGGGCCTTGGCCTCCATTACCGGGCGGAAAGATTTGATGGCGTTCTCTAGCGTGCCGCGGGTCTTTAGGTTCGCTATCTGCATGATCGGCAGGTAGACCGTTGCGGCGTTCGGCCACGGCCAGTCTTTTTGGGATTGCCAGCCGTAGACGGCGGCCCGCCTTGCTAATCGGCGCTGGTGGCGGTCCTCGCGCTCATCCATGTCGCGGTCAACCATCTGAACAATCTTTTTAGAGAGTAAGTCACGATCTACTTGGAGAGGTTGGCGGCGCGGGCCGGGGGAAGTCGGTAAGGTAGGAGATGGGGGTTCGCCGGAAATGTCCGGTGGTAAGATACCAAAGACTTCAGCCATGACAGGCAGAATACGCTAGTAAGAGAACAAAGAAAAGGAATTATTCAACTCGGACCCCCAATCTGCGGTAAAAAGTAAACCCAGAGAAAAAACATGGCCAGTAAGAAAACAAGCAAAGTTAAGAATCGCATCCTCACTCCCTTCGATTTCCCTCAGGGTAAACCCTTTGGCGAGTCCAGCCACTCCAACAACACATAAAACACCAGCCACTCCACCCACAACCACGGATAAAAGAGCGTCAGTAAGATAAACACCGCAAATAAAAGAATGTGAGAAGGTGACATCATCTCACCCTGCGCTTTGGTTCCTAGACTTCAAAAACCTCTTCCACGCCAGATCCCGCTCCTTGTGAACCTTAAACCTGTGCAACTTCTCCGCAATCGCTTCACCGACAAATTTAGGCCAATGCGCACGCTCCTTAACACAGTGAGCGCGAGACGCCTTCACCAAATCGCTGTCCAGCCTCACTATTACCCGTACCCTTCCCATGGCTCACTCCTTCTTGAAATGAGTGGCAGTCGCCCCCAGCTTGTAAGGGTTAAACTTGGGCTTGTCTACTACCTCGGAGATAGGCTCGGGCTCCTTGGGCCTCTGCACCGCAGCAGCTTTCTCTTTGCGTCGAGCCTCAGCGGCCAATAGCTCCTCTTTCGTTAACTCACCGGTTTTCAGCTGAGGCGGCTCGGGCGGAGTGTTGGATACCGATACCCTTACAAACGGCTGCTCTATCGTACCGCTGTTCAACTTGTACAACAGCGCCTCCTCAACAAAACTCCGAATCGATACCTCTTGCTGAATACAATGTATCTGCACATCCTTCCAAAGTTGCCGCTCTACATCAACATGAACCTTTATATCCATCTCAACTAAACCTCCGTTTGTACTTGTTGTACAGTTGTACTGGTAGCACAGTGCTAAATGGTTGTCAAGGCTCTTTTGTTGTTTTGGCGCAGAAAAAGGAACTTTTATCGTTGCGGTGTCTGACGGGGGGAATCTTAAGCCCAAGCGGGGGTAGGGGGGCGGGCCAAACCGATCTCAGCGCAGCCATGCCACGCCCACCACACACACAGCAGCACGCAACTACCTGACTACACGCCACATTACACACTCAAACACTGTGCTATATACACCAAACCACATGCCCAAGCCACGTGCCTAATTATCTAAGGCAGTGTGCTTGATAATGTGCAACAACACGTAAGTGCTTGATATATATCAAGACACAATGTCGTATAAGCTGTATTATGTAAACTATGGCAAGCTAAGTACTTGATTTATGGTTGGTTGTACTGGCAGGTACGTTGTTTGATTCCTTGCGCTCCAGGATCGCCTCACTCAACGCCGCGGCGAGCTGATCCAGCCCGCGGACCTCAACCTCAGCGTGAACGGCCACGTTAGTTGTGGCCTCTCCCGCGTCTAAACGCTCGTGAGTGCGGAGTAGGCCGTAGATCCCCGCAGCTTGGTAACTACTGCATTTATGTAGGTTTTCTTCGACGTGGATGAGACATTGTGAGGATAAATATCGACTCGCAGCTTCAAGATGCTGTTTTTGCTCAAGGCGCAACTGGGCAAAAACTGGTCTCTCCGCCATTTCGCCCCAATGCCCATGTCTGGAAACGATATCCCGGACTGTTCTAGCGGGGATCCCCACTATCTCGGCCACCTGCGGGCTCGACATACCTGCATCACCATAATTCATAGCGAGTGCAGCTTTGACGGGATTGACTGAAACGCCTTGTCCCAACTCACTTCACCGGCTTCTTAGATTTCTTCTTCTTAGCCACTTGTTTCATCCTCCATTCGTAAAAGATTCTGTTTAGCACGTATGCGAGTCTTCCCTGCCGTGAGCCCAGTCGAACGGCCACCGCTCACTACTCGGAGTTCACCGAACTTAGTATCGGGCTTGGTCCAGGATAGTCCACATCGGTTACACCACCAGTGATCTGACAGCTCTTCCATGTCGATCCAGCAGTTACGGCATTTGACCGTTGTTCTGTCGTATGCGTTGCCCATGGGAATATCACGATTAAACCTATTAAACTATATGCTGTTGATAAGTCAAGAAAAATTATAGCCCGTTACTCTACCCAGGTCAGCGAATAGCTTGTCCTGTTCTTGTTGATTTATCTGCCCATTCTCGCGCATCTTGACAATCTTCCAGGCCTCCTTAGCCACTTCTGGGTCACGGATTATACGCCCATGTTTGCGCATGGCTCGCTTCGTGCCCCAATTGCCGGGCGGGTTCAGGTCCGAATCGCAATTAAGGCAAATAAGCTCACTATCGTTCTGTGCACAGACAGAGCAGCCGAGATAAGTTCCGCAGCGATAGCACGACTTCCGAAATCCCTGATAATGCTCGCCGGCCTTAAGTTCGCCAGCCTCAACCCCCTTGTTGTTCGTTATCACCTTGCAATCAAAAGAATTGCCACCGCTACACGGCGTTCTCTTGATATCGCTAAGTCTAGTTACCTTTTTTTTCATATTGTCCCTCATGAATTTTAACACAATTAGTACTGTTGGCAATTAAAAAATCAAACGTGCAGCGCCACCCTTGATGTCCATTCTTACTGTCAGTTTTGCCTAACAAGAATGGGCTCGAATCTATTGCGCCAAAAACCTCTTCCCAATACTGCGTACTAGGGTGCTCCGCAAGGCGCAACTTCAATCTTCGTTCTCTATCGCGGCTAAGTGGCAATTCGATTAAAGACAACTGTCCCTTAAACAACTGATTCCATGATTCCGTAAATTCCTTAACCGATGGACACGGGTCGGATGCGTTAGCGTCCGACGTATCTTCTTCTTTCTTATCTGATATCTGACTTCTGATATCTGACTTCTGACCTCTTATGCGTTTATTTTGCGTTACATTAGCGTTACGAAAGCGTTTCACTCGCCTATATACTTGATTTCGTTTATGTTCTTCTTTAATCATCCTGCGACAAGATATGAACAAAAAATCACCTGAAATTTGGAAATTTCCGACACAACTTTGTGCTAATTGATTCCAAATGTTCGTTGAAAACTCAGGGTCTGTCTCAGCACCGATGAACGAATTAAATTGCGCTTGAGTCCATTTCAGTTTGCCGCGTCTTGGCGATACCCACATCTGACAAATGAGGTCAATCCAAACGGCGCGCGCTTCTTTAGTTAGACAACGAGTATCTTGTAGCCAGTCGGCAGGATAGAACTTCATCCAAGGTAGATCGCTCACTTCAAAAGCTCACAAAGCATAGCCCGCGAGTGCACGCTCGCATAGCTCAACCGGGGCGGTAGGCTTGGGCCATGCTTTCTGAACTTTAAAGATTTGTAAGGTTACGTGCATAACCTTCACGATTGGTAATATCCTAGCACATTACACCCGTTTGTGTCTATACTGATCTTGCATGTCCACCCTCCAAGACTTGCTCAGCTCCGGCGCCCCGATCACCAAGGACACATTCAAGCACTACACGCTCGAAGACCTTGAGAAGCTAGCCAACGAAGTCTTAGAGACACGCTCACAGATCAAACAAGTACAGCAGCTAGAGCTCGCAGAGGTTGTCAATCCCAAAGCCATTGGCATCCACATGGCAACCACCAAAGAGGTTTTGGCAGTAGGCGGGAACCGCAGCTCAAAGACAGACTCGAATCTCCTCGATCTTGTCATTTCCATGACCGGCATAATCCCGTATTCCCTTAAAGACGTGTATCCGAAAGAGAAGATCCACTGTCCGGGTAGATATCGTTTAGTATGTGAATCATTAACCAACACCTGGGCTCCCGTGATACGTCCCAAGCTCCAATGGTGGGTATGGAATGGCAGGGGTAAGCCAGGAGGTCAATTCGGTCACTGGGGCTGGATACCACAGCGGTTCTTAAAGCGTGGCAAGTGGGAGGATAGCTGGTCGGAGAAAGAGCGCACCTTGACCCTCACCTGCGGCTGTACCTTGCAGATCATGTCATACGATCAGGAGACACAGGACCAGAGCGGCACATCTCTTCACCGCGTTATCTTCGATGAGGCGCCGGATGCCTCCATGTACCGTGAGAACCTAATCCGCACCATGGACACGGGCGGGCAGGTGTACTCGGGATTTACGCCGCCAGACGAGGTTGGCCGAGCCATGCGCGGCTCATGGATCTATTCCCTATTTGAGAAGGGCCTTGACGGGCCGGAGAAAGACCCAGGTGTTACCTCGATCAACCTGTTCACCGAAGAAAACAAAATCCTAGACGCTAAATCAATTGAGGAAGTAAGCAAGGGATTATCACCTGAGCAAAGAGAGGTCAGATTACACGGGGCGTTTATCCACCTTAGCGGGCGTATTTATCCGCTGTTCACCAATACCGCGCGCAATTACTGCTTCACCTGCAATAGCGTAGTCATTCTCAATAATGGGAAATGCGTTACCTGCGAGCAACAGAATGTCACCTCGTTCAACCACGTTATTGAGCCGTTCGAGGCGGCCTATCGCTGGCCCGTTGCCTTCTTTATCGACCCCCATCCTCGTAAGCCTAACATGTGCATGTGGGTAGCGATCGATCCCGCCGATGACTGGTATGTTTTAAACGAAATGGAGGTAGACGGTGATCCTGCCACTGTGCGTGATCGCGTTCTTGCTTGGGAGCACAATTTACATATTGATGTGGTTGCGAGATATATCGATCCTCGTATGGCAGGGAGCCCGGCTCACTCAGCTGGTAAGCGTCACATCACGGTACGTAGCGAGTTTGATGCTGTTGGCTTGCGCTGTGCTCTTGCTTCAGATTCTTTTGAGGTAGGACATAAGCGGGTCCGGGAAATGCTCAAGCCCGATCCGCGGTCGAAGTCTCCCAGGCTCCTAGTCTTCAACCACTGCCGCCATTTCATCAAGCAGATGCGCGAGTATGTCTGGAGCGAGTGGGGAGGAAAGGGCGACTTGACTCATGACGTAAAAGGTATTCCAGTTGATAAAGAGAACGATTACCCGCGCATGCTAGACTACCTGGCCAATGCAAATTTGAGATTCTCTACTCTTCGGCAGGGACTTTCTCCGATGCAGGGGACACGTAAGAAAAGGACGGGGAGTTACGGGTAGGTAGTTCGAGTGCCTCACTACCCTGAGGGAAATCGAAGGGCAACGAACGCTTGACTATCTCTGCCGCCTCCTCAGCCGCCGCTGTGCTCGCATCGCTTACCGTTATGTAATATTCCCACATGCCTAGCCCTTACGTACTGGAGGTACAGGCTTGCGTTTCTTCTTTTTCTTCTTAGCCCTGAGAAAAGCCGAGTATTCGACTTCTGCTCGGTAAATGGCTGCATAAAGTGCCGAAGGGCTAGTAGTCTTTTTTGTAGCCATCAATTCGCCATATTAATAATTTCTTCTCCCCCCTTGTCTGGAAATGGCTCCCATTGCCAAAAGTGAAACCACCTCATCCGTTTCGAGGGATTAAAAATCTCAATCGTAAAATAGGCTTCCCCGTAAATATGGGGCTTATAGAAGATCACTACCCAAAACCATCGCGTCCCCCAATCAAAAATTCTCAATCTCATCATCCCAAGTTCCTCGCTTGTCTACTAATGTATGCTCCAGAATGCTAATAGCCTTAATGATTGGCCCATTACGGGGAGAAGCGTAACGTAGATGCTTTAATGCTCGTTTAATGCCTTCCTCTAGTTCAATTATTTCCTTGGCAAGTGCTTGCTGTTGTTTAGTCATACCGGTAACCCCATCTGTGCCGCCCTCACCTTCGCCATTGCTATATAGTCAGGCTAAAACGGGAACATTGTTTTTTTTGAATGAATTTAAGTATGTCGGAGTTTCTTTGTGACACGGTACGCAAAGAGTCCTACCATTATCTAATTCCAATCTTAGTTCCGGATACCTCGCAAAAGGCAAAATATGATCCGCGTGCAATTTTCCGCCTCGAATGCCACATATTCGGCACGTATAATCATCCCGTTGAAATACCCTGGTGCGCCAAGCCTTATACTCAAACGATGAACGGATTTTTGCATTAATCGGGCACACCCCACCCTTCCAAAGATTGCATTTATCACCTTTCCTCGCTCTATCGCTCATTCTGCGTCGAGTTTCTTCAGAAAATTTCCACCCGCGCCGCTTGTGCCCTAACTGACTAGCCTTAATTTTCTGTTTAGTTTCAACTGAAAGAGTCTTCCCTTTCATCCATTGTCCATAGCCTCGTACTAAAGCTATTTCTCGCATATTCCTACAGTATTCGGGCGTAAAATCAGTCCATTTTTTACCCAGTTGCGCTTGTCTGATTTTATCAGCCCAAAAAATCTTTCGACCAGTGTGACAAGCGGATCTGTACTTTAAACTGCATAGTTTGGAACACGTTGAGTAACAGTGCGCCAGTGATCTCGTTACCTCAAATGTGATCCCACAAACTTTACAGCTTTTAGTGACGCGGTTTTTTTTCATTGTAAATAACGTCAACAGTTATTCCGTATGCAGCAGACACCATGCGGCGCTTTAATCTGGAAATGGCCGTATCTGTTCCCTTAGATTTCACGTCCTCGTAGTGCATGCCCGTCTCATCGCTATACTCAAAATCTAGAATGACATCGCACACCTTAAGGCCGCGCATCATAATCGGATACTTCGGATGCACCTCTAACTCGGCTACCTTGAGAAGCTTCAGCTCGCCATAGCGCCGCGCCTCCGCCTTGCTGTCAAACTTGTAACCGTCAATCTCTACCTTGACGTTGCCGTACTTGTTCCGTGTCCGTCTATAAGCCATATGCCATAAGCTATATGCTAGTTGTCTTTCTCTGCCTTATGCTCTCTGTCTTTTCTACCCCAGCCGACATCATCCTCTTGCCACGTTCATTTTGTGCTTTCTTCTTTGGAATATGATATTGACAAGACAGCGTTGACAGCGAGTTTGCTCCCTTCAGATACTCATGCCCACCTGCATGGCACCACGCCACCCGCGCATTGGCCGCTATCCTCACATGCCAGCGTAGGTGCTCAGGCATATCAGTACACCTGGCACCGCACACCTCGCCCACACTGTTATGCACTTTGCACCTGTACACTTTGACTAGCTTGGGCTTTTCTAGAAAGCCGGCGCCCCGGACGAGCAACATCATGTCCATGTCTCCGGGTCAATGCCAAAGTCATAGAGTGCCTCGCGTAGATGAAAAGTCCTACGATAACAGAACGGCGTGTGGCTTTTGTTACATGGGTAACTATCTTCGCATTTTGAATTAGCCCGCTCCTCAACCAGCTTTCGGATCAGTTGCTCAACGACGGGCAACTTGTGCTTCGTCCACAGCTCGCCAACCTCTTTGTCTGTCATGGTTCGATTTCCCTAGTTCGACTAGACTCACTATAAATCACCACTTATATCAGCTTCTCCAACTGCTTCTTGCAATCCTCTAGCTGCCTGGCACACTTCCACGCCTCAAACGCCGGCGCTAACACCTCGGGCGCGAAAAAGTGGTGGGAGAATGTCGCCTCTTCCTTGCCGAGCTTCAGTAAGTGGACGGCCTGGATTGGTTGGCCGACAGAAGTAGGACTATGCCACGGATGAACCTCATTCCATGCCTCCACCTGAAACGCGCACTGGACAAGCATTTCTGCGTACACATCGTTGCTAGTCTTTATCTCGACAATAGAGAGCTTGCCGGCAACCAGGGCAATCACGTCACAAGTGGTCCCGGCCTGCCACCGCTCGGATACCAAGGGCACCTCCATTGTGACAAGCTCTACCTTCATCTGATTTGCCCACTCAAGGTAGTTATCATAAGCCTGACAAGCCTTTTTGAGCGTATCCGTCTCTACCTTGCTTATATCGGGCTGCGGCTGCTTCTTGATACACGCCTCAATCATGCTGTGCGCCAGCGTCCCGGCATCCGCCGCGGCGTCCCGGAGCTTGTAAGGATCCACTAGCTTAAACACACAAGCCGGGCACATTTGAGAGATCAAGGACTTGCGCATCCAGCCGACCAAACCCGGTGACTTCCAGCCTAGATTATTAAGGATTGACGTGTTGCGCGGCACTCTCTTGCCCGCGGCGTTGGTATAGACTACTCGGTTATTGTCGGTTGGCATGTTTCACACCTTTTTTTTCCGTGCTGCCTGCGCTTAGAAAACTAAGCGCCTACGTGACTATCTCTAATTTGACGCGCTTGGTCCGAGGAAATGAGATTAGTTCTTTCAGCTAATGCTAGAGACTTCTGAAAAGACTTTTCCCACCCTAGAGCAGTGTGCTCTTTACGTACCATAGCATTATAAACAACTGCCTTATCTTCTGCGTCATCGGCCCTAGCAAAGCGCCAACTAATTGCCTTGCGGCCCAGATACTTCTTTGGAATAATCAGATGGTCGTGATTATCCAAAAGCACACGTCTGGCACCCGTGAAAACGCCGGAAGCCATTTTAATGGTCCCTGGCGTAGCAGTATTGAATAAATGCTCTGCCATATCTTCAAGGGTCCATTCCATATTTTCGTTACTCAGTAAGTAACGCACGAGCTTGTCTTTGTTCGACGGCTCGTCTTTCTTTTTTCTTGCCATGAGATTTTTCTCCTTTCATAGCAACGGCCTCTTCATTTCCGAAGAGCCGGTTAAGTGCAGTTAATAATAAAGCGCAGGCAGCACGGAAACTTTTCCACTCTAACGTATTAGGAATTGACTCCCGTTCATCCGCAAGAGCGTCTATTTTCTTAGTAAGCCGTTCGATCTCGGCGCGATGTTCCCAAGCAAATTGAGAAATATCAGGAAGAGGCTTGATGGGCTTAACGTCGCCATATACCCCCATTTCCCATTCAACGAATTGTTTTATCCCCCTCTTGGGAATTTCTTTTTCAACAATCTTCTCAGCTATCTCTAGTTGTTTTTCTGGCGTAGGCTTCTTGTCTTCTGATAGGTTTTTAATGGCGCGCGCAAACTCACTAGCCTTACTTGGTTGGTCGATTGTTTTGACAGCTTTAGTATCGACTTCCTTTGCATCCGTGGCATGGATTAAGGCAAGAGCTTCTTCCACCATTTTTAGGCTAAATACTCCACCGAGAAATTCTACGATCTTAATAGCAGTTGGCCCCTGGCCGTACTTTTTCTCTCCGGAGAGAAATTTCTCCGTCGCCTTTATCGTCTCCATCACAACCGCCGTATCCATTGTCCAGGCAGCAGCATTCTCATTGGCCATGATCTTGAGCATGGTCGCATCGTCTAGATCGCGCACAGGAATATCAACTTCATGGCGCGAGTCTTTGCCATAAACTTTATGCAATGCCACAAGCCGATGATGTCCATAAGCAATCTCATAGTGCTTTGGATTTATTGGTGATTCTCTAGCTAGGATATTATCCCAAAAAGAAGTTTGTTTTATAGATTTCACCAATCCATTTACTTTTTCCTTGTTAATTGGATACTCTTTGATATTACGAAAAGGATTCCAGTCTAACTGTCTAATTTTAATTTTCATTGGGAACATCCCCCCAATCCTTGCCGTTGGCCTCGGCATAGGCGTCCAGTACCTCCTTGGACGGCAACCCCGCCAAGTCTCCAAGCGGCATGCCCCGCTCGTAGCACATCAAACAAGTGTCAATAAAGGTTACATAGGCCCTAGCGTGCTGCACATCGTTTTGCCAGTTGGGAAGCACGCTCAAAATGGCCGGCACAGCTTGCAGGAAGGCCGCTAGGCTATGTTTCTCCGGTTGGTAAGGGTTAGCCCCCCGCGCTGCCTGCTCCTGAGCTTCAGCCTTCCTTACATGCTCTATTAACGGCCGGGCATCCCGATACACCACCGGCCTGCCCTGGTAGGTATCTTTTCGTTCCACCACGTCGCAGGGTATGTAGTCACCTACATTGGGCCGCTTGTCCTGGTACAGCCCGTAGCGCTTGCCGTTGGCCCGCACTGTCCAGATACGGTCTTCCCCGAAAAGTCTGTCCTTGAATACTTCCTCGATTGTTAGGTCTTGTCTCATATATCCTCCAAAAGTCCTTTCTTCAGTGTAATAATCCGCTCCATCTCTTTCCTGTAGAAGTCGTCAAACTCTACCGACGTGTGGCTACAGGTCTGTTTCCATAGCAGGAACAGCACCGCCCGTAGCCGCTGGCTCGGTGTCTTCTGGTGGTCATCCGGCTCGCAGCTGGGGATCTCCTCCGGCTCAATCTCAGTCTCCTTGAATGCCAGGCGTCCATACTTGCCATAAAACTCCATCGCCTTGACCTTATCCTCAAGGCTAAGCTCCTGGGTGGCAAAGCCAATTGACATGCTGCCATCCTTGAGGCAGGACATCCTCGTAAGTATGGCCGGCGCAGTGAATATCATACTAGTTTTTTCTTGCGGCGCGGGCGGGTACCTTCTCTCTTCTCGTGCAATTTTACAGCACCTAGCGAGCAGAAGGATAGCCTTTCCGTATGGTCGCGGTAATATCCGCGCCGCAAGCCCGCCCTTCTCCTAGCCCTCGGCAATGCTGAGTTTAGCGGCCTGCTGTTCCGAGGGGTAGCCGCCGGGCGCCCGACAAACCTCAATAATTCCAGCACTTGCCGTTGGTTTAAACAACACACGTTCGAGCGGTTGCTCGTCTTTGCTCAGCGGCTCCATGTGCATTTGGGTAATGCCGAGAATTCCATCGGTAATATCAAACCGCACTGACCACTCATAGTTGCTATGACTCCCCGGCCATTCCTCGCTGTAGTAGGTGATTCCCTTGCGTCGTTTCATTTGTTCCTTATCTGCTCTAGCGCCCAATCAAACGCCTTGAGTAATTTATCCCCGCCATTGTCAAATAGCGCGTTCATAGCGTCTAGCTTTTTACTCTTGCGCTCGTAGAGTTCTCTTTCTTCTCTCTCCTGCTTGCACCATGGACACCTCTCCTCGTCGCACATCCAATCGAGGTGGTCCTGTAGCGCATTGTCAATGTCTATCTCGCGCTTGCTTCGGAAGCTCTCCCAATTCATAAACCCCTCCATTTACCTAGACATTTCAAAACGACATAGCTTGCTGCTAGCGCTATCAACATTGCACCGCCAAGAGCCAGCAAGCTATAAAGCCACATGAATAGCTCTTCCATTTACGCTGCTCTCTTGAAGCATTCCTGACACGTTTTGCAGTTGATAAAGTGGTGGAGTATCGCTTTCTTGTCCCGCCCGATCTCCGCTAGTCTCACTCTCTCCATGACACGGAGAAATATCCGCACCATTGTTTCGTCAGCGTCCTCTTTGTCAGGCTTGCGCTTCACTTGCCCCTCAGTTCTCGCCGCTTCAGAGGATAAGGCGTCTGACACTTCGGGTTAGGGCATTTCTTGGGGGCAACTACGCGAGGTATGAACGCATACCCGCACCTGTAGCATTGAACAACCATGAGCCTGAATTTGTCTCTCATGGATGTATTAGTACATCATGTAATATGATTTGTCAAGTACTATTTTACTAGCGGCGGGCTGAGTTCTCCCAGAATTTCAATCAACACCGTCTCACCAAACAACTGAATGGAGCTTACTTCCGTTGGCTTGATATGGCAGACAATCTTGACTTCGGCGTCGAGGTTGCCGAGGTTTTCTAGATGGGCGATGAGGTCACGGACAGTCATTGTTGAGCCATTGCCAGTACCAGTACCCGTACTCTAGCCCCCGGTGCCGTTCACACAAGTAATGAAACCAGTAGAAATAATCTTCTTCTAACTTGGGCCAAGGTACTGGTTGAAAGTATGCCATTTATTGAATCCCCGAATTAGTAATCGTGCCCGGAGGAGCGCATGACTCACAGTGCCAAGCACCATCATCAAAACGAACAGTGAGTCCGTTGGCGTTTCGTGCTCCAAAGCGGAGCATAATTACCCCGGATACCGGCAAACTTTGAATGAGTGAGCACTTGAGCGGCGTGCCGGTGCAGACGCTTGCGGCCGGCGTAGAGAGCACCGTCCAGGTTTTGCCGTAATCAACGCTCTGTTGAATCTCATAGGATGCCGCCCCTGGCTGCCCGTCCCAGGTGAGCAAACGATCACTTGCCCAGCCCGGAGAAAACAACAACAAAACAATCAGAGCTAATATGTATGCTAATAGATATTTCATTTCGGCCCCATTCCTGCAGCAACGAGCTGCTTTATTAGATCCTGCAGTCCCATGTTTGCTTGTATAGCCGCCTTGATTGCTTCCTCGGCTGTCGTGGCCTTGTCTATGTGAATTTTTACAGCCGTTGGCTTGCCCGCCACTTCCTCGAAACTTACGTCTAGCCCCTCATACACCTTGTAGCTCTCATACATTACCTGCTTACCATCGGTGCCAGTGTAGGTGATTTTTGTGCTAGCTGAGAACATGTTGGCGCAGCCGCTAAGAAACACCGTGAGAATAAGTAGATGCTTCATGGAATCACCTGAAACTAATCGTCGGGCCTACCCCGGTCACTAATCCAACAACCCAAAGCACGAACATCACCACGATAACGACACGCACAACCTTTTTAACCATCTCGTCTCTACATAGGGTTTCGTTTACCCATAGGGCAAGCGAAACTAAAATCAATGCGACAACTAAAGACCAAATCGGTATCTGCATTATTTAGTTTCCTCCTTTTCTTTCGTCGCCTTTTCTACCTGCTCAAGAGTTGAGTGCGTCTTGGCATCCTTGGCCGACAGCCCGAGCCCAGCCGATCCGACCGCAGCCAGTATACCACCAATCCAATGATATTTCTCCGGCACACCGGGAACAGTGGCAATGGCCATGCCGATTGCCAACATCAAACCGGATACGCTTGTGCGGTAGTTCTCTAAATCAATCTTCAAGAATCCCCCTTATGGATGCCCGCCGCCTTCATTGCTTTTTCGATTATCCCCTGGTAGTTTGGATTATGCCCTATAAAGACATTGATAAAAAGAGAGCATCTTGTCGCCGCGCCATGGACAGATTTCGTGCAAGACATCCTGAAAGAGTCAGGGAGATTCATCGCAACTACTACCACCGCAATAAAGAAAAGCGACGCGCCTGGCAAGCTGTTCAAGATGAATTGCGCAAAGGAACAATGGTCAAACCAAGCCATTGCTGTAATTGCGGCCATGCTCGCAAAGTAGATGCTCATCATCATCTCGGCTACGACAAAGAACATTGGCTTACTGTAATTTGGGTGTGCCGACATTGCCATGAAGCTATCCATCATCATGGGCCTTAGTTATGGATTGAGTAGCTCGCATGATGATTCCCTCAACTCGCGCTAAACGGTGTTCCAAACTTTCTATTCGTTGTCGAGTCTCTTTGATTTCAGTAATCAAGCCGTCAAACTTCCCTGCAATCTCATGCAGGTCAATCTCGCGTATTTTCTTTAATCCGCTTATTGCTATTAGCCCGATAGGAATCAACAGCGAGTTTATAAGCGGCAACCAATCTAACCACCAAGGATGATCGTTCATGGTAGCGGCGTGATCATGTCGAGCTGGATCTGTGCCTGCGTGCGCGCACCGTTGAATATCTGTAGCTCGTCGATGACACCGGTGAATCCCTCACCAAATTGACTTCCACCAATCTGCAAAGTGCCGGATGTCTCCAGCGGTAATACCGACGCCGGTGTCCGATTAACCTCGACACCGTTCAGATAGAATATCACATTTGCCCCGTCGTAAGTTACCGCTATATGGGACCATGTAGAGGCGGGGAGGACAGAGGAGCAGGCTGTGTAATTTGATGTTCCATCGGTAAAACCGCCAAGTGTTGTACCGGCACCGCAATAATAAGGCACCGTTGCATAGAGGAAATAAATATAATTTTTGACTAGCAATGCCCGGAAATCAGTCAAAAGGGAATCGGGGTTGACCCAGGTTTCAAGGGTAAAAGTGGATAAGTCGAGCGGATCGGTGTCTGATACTATTGCCGAATCTGTTCCATCCGTATGTATAGCCGATGCTCCATATTTACCGGCCGCCCATGTGACCCCTGCGCCGCTGAAGGTAGCGGCATTCCCAAGGCCGCTCGAATCCGCCGCCGTTACCCCAGCATTCTCATTAAACCCAAATTGCGCCACTGCTCGATTTGCGCCGTTGGCGCGCACGTTCACGGATGCAGAAGATGTAGTGCCGCCTGTGCAATGAATGGTAAAGGTAATCTGATTGACTCGATCCGCAGTTAGGGCAATAGGATTAGCCGTCCAACCTTGTTGGCCCGTTCCCACTCCGCCGACGGCTGTTCCGCTCCCGCCGCGATTATTGGCCCAGGTTACGCTTGTCCCAGAAGTCGAACATGAACTTAGACCGCTAAATCCGGTCGTGCCGGCAGTAGTTATCGCCGTGTTGGGTAGAGACAGAAATACAGTCGGTGCCACCGTTCCGCTTATAGAAATAGTCGCGACTCCCGCGCTGGAAAATTCATAGGCGCCAATGTCGCAATTAACACCCTGTGGCCGGGGTGTGCCAGCGATGTCTGTTGGAGAACAGGATGTGTTGACACCAACATTGATGGCAGGGGAACCGGATAGAAGATGGAAATCCCCACCGGGGGCATTAACGAAAGTGTTGTTGACGTTGGGGTTTTCTAAATTGTGGTCATAGGCACCAGCATTCGCACCGCTACCGGAACAATTAAAGAGCGGGGTCGCGATTGAGGAAAAAATATTATTACGAACATTTACCGTATTTGTGGAGTTGCAAAGATAGACCGCACCATCGTCCATTGCATAGCAGGTGTTGTTATAGATATCGTTGCCGGTGCCAGTGCCCCACAACTGAAAACACTGCGCAAATGGGCTGCTTCCATCCGTTCCCGACCCATGACTAATAATGTTATTATAAACCTGATTGTCCTTTGGTCCGGTGTTCCCGTATGTACCCCTACCGCCGATGTCAACCCCCGCCCCGTAGCTTTGGAATCCGGGGTCGGTCGGCGCGGGCCATGGCGAGCTAGTCCCGAAGTTTTTGATGATGTTGTTCCGGATGATATTACGATCAGCCTTGTCGTAGTGGATAGCAGGCCCACCAGCTCTACATCCATCAATAATGTTATTCTCGAAAAGCACGTCGCCGCCAATAGCGTTCGCAATGTCCCAACCTGTATCTGGTGCAATATAAATCCCCTGGCCTTTTGAATTGAAATCTACCGGGGGCTGTATTCGTCCGCAGTTAAGGATCTGACTATTTCTGATTGTAAGATACTGCGAGAACGCCTGAATGGCGTCGCGCTGGCAGTTCTGCATGATGACATCTTCCACAGTGACATTCGGTCCAAACAGCAGCATGCACGAACCGGAATTTGTATTGCCGTTGATAGCGTCCAATTTTAAATATCTAATCACAGCATGATAAGAAATCCTGGATGAACGCCACGGGAAAGTTATTATTGACGTATCGTTAGGTTGATTCGACGGTGCATTGATCAATGGGCGGGCATCTGTCGGATAACCGGCAACTGTAAACGGTGAACCGCCAGTCCCAGATATATTGGGAAAACTCAACAGCTCCGTGTACGTCCCGGCCCGGATATACAACGTATCTCCGGGAGTAGATAGAAGGAGCAACCCATCGCTGATCGTCGTCCTCGATGTAGTGTTTCCAGTCGTGCACGAACGCGTACCTGGATTGTACGTAGACACGTTTCCGCAGTTTAAATCTGTGTAGTAAATTCCGCCACTCGGAGAAGTCGTTGTCGCATTCGCCTCAGCCCCACAAGCCGAGTTCCCCGCCGTATCGGTAGCGCAGCCGCGCACAAAATAACTAGCTCCTGCCGTCAATCCGCTAAGCGCCACGGTTGCGGAGTAATTAGGCGTTGCGCCCGTAAGTGTTGCGGTAGCCGTGAGAGCGTAGGGGACGCCACTATTGGTATCGTATTCGAGCCGCGCCGTTTGGCACCCGCTTCCGGCATCGATGCAAGTGAACGCCCATGTTTGAGAGTTGCTGCCGTTCACTAAAAGCGTTGGTGCTCCGATCGTTGGCGCTGTCGTATCGGGCGGAGGATTTGCTTGGGTTGCAGACCAGAGAGTGAGTAATGATTCAGAATAATTGATCAGCGGATTTGAGACAAAGCCGGTTCCAGCCGCTCGCTTTGTATTTACCTTGCCGCTCACGTTTTCAATGGAGCTGTAGTTAGTCAATGTGGCGCTGCCCGCAACTATCGCTGATGGTGCCGTGCCGCAGAGCATGATCTTTAGGACACCAGCGGCATAGGATCTATCCCGCGTCACATTGGCAAGATCTACCGTTGAGCTGAAGGCACCAGCAGGGTAATTGCCGTCGAGCAGCGCTGGCGTATCATGCCCGTTGATTACCCATCTGTAGGTATTCGCATCGGCCCCCGGCGTCGAGGAGTTCCGCCAGTCCATCACTATAGAACTGTCTTGATAGATTGCCGTGTCATCATCACCGGCGGTAGCGAATAGCAGGCTTGCGTTTGTCTGCTCCTGATAGATACACACTTTGTTAGAAGCTGAGTTCCAGAGAACTTTCACAACCGGATTGCTTTGCAT